CTATTTTCCTGCCAGTTTCTGCCCCAACTGCTCAACTAACCGCTGGATTTCCTGCTGCTGCCGGACAATATGTGAGGACTTCAACCTGATGAGTGACAGCAGCTCGCCAACGGTGATATCCGCATCCTCACCCTGGTTTGGAGACATCTCATACAGTTCTCCGACACTAACTCCCATCACGGCAGCCATCTCCTCAAGTACTCCAGACTTCACGTCACCAGACTTGAGGATGCGAGTCCAGTCCTGCTCGTACTTGATGGTGGGCATTTTCTCCGACAGCTCCTTCTGCGAGAAGCCGCTGTGCCCGATAATCCATTTTACTCTTTCTCCTGTCATAATTAATGTTTTAAAGTTATTATTTCTTAAATATATAATTGTTTTGCGTTATTATTCCGCAATTTGTCTTATATTTGTGCCGTGAAACAAATTGTTACGTTGCGAAATTACGAAAAATCTTTTGAATTAGAACCAGTAAATTTAAAAAATTAGCAAAAATGGTATTTAGTGAGTACATCAACAGTTTGCCTGGCAGATCAAACCCGAAAGTGGATGTGATCAATAAGATTGCCAAGGCTTGTCTTGTCGGCAGGGCAACAGTCTATCGTTGGGCTTCTGGCGTATACACGCCAGACGCTCTGAAGCGTAAAACCATCTCTGAGGTGCTGCGCATTCCGGAGGAAGAACTATTTCCAAATGCGTAACATGGAGAGTGTAGAGTTCTATAAGACTCCTGACGGAGTCGTGATGATGAAGCCGGTGGACCAGCCTGTCAGGGTCCTTCATCAAGGATGCCGTGAGGAGGTGGTGGATCTGCTAGGTCTTATCCGTGACCGCTATCCTGATGCGTTCGATGCTCTCTGCAGGGAGTACACCAGGAGTGAGCCGAACCGCATGCTCTATGAGTTCAACATCGTGAGCAGGTTCATCCGTTGCAACTGCGGGGAGTATGACACGCACACCATGGACATCGACGCTGACGGATTCTTCCGCTTCGAGCAGGTAGGATGCCCGCTGCGGGGCAACGAGTGCCGCTGGGAGGGTGTCATCTGCAACCCGAGGATAAACACCATGCTGACTGACAGGGAGCTGGAGATTGTGGGACTGATAGCCCGTGGTCTCCGCTCCCAGGAGATCGCAGACGAGCTCTCGATCTCTCCTACCACTGTCAACCGCCACCGTGAGAACATCAAGGCTCGCCTGGGTGTCCGTACGGTGGCACAGTTGGTGTCATACTATTATGAGCATATCAAACCACATAATTAATACGCTTTCCCCGCAGCCGCCGTGAGGTTCCTGCGGTTTCCTATAGAAAACAAACAAACAAACAATATAAATAACATTATGTATACAGTAGAGCAATTCGAGAACGCCATCGACGCACTGGATGCCGATGTTCAGAAACAGGAAGTAAAGCTGCTGCCCCGCGGTGCGGTGCGTGAGTTTGTAGGCTACATCGGCGGTGTCCGCCATATATGGACTACCAGTGGAGAATGTCTAAAGAAGGGGCGTGAGCGTGTCCCTGAGTTGGACTTGAAGTTTGAGTGATATGCTGGTAGATGTTGACAGTCGCCGTCTGTACTCCATCCAGGACCTTACCCTGGACGAGTTACATGCCCTGCGCCGTGCCATCCGCCATGCAGATCTGCCTGACCGTGGCATACTGGAGAGGTTGCGTAAACATCTCGAGAGCGTAGAAGAATAATGAGAACAACCAATAAAAACAGTTTATTATGAACACAACGAATGTAGCAAAGATTAACGGTGTCAGCCTGCAAGTAGTGGCTGGCGAGCGTGAACAGTTAGTGGCCATTAAGCCAGTGTGTGAAATCTTAGGTGTGGACTTTTCAGCCCAAAGAGCGAAATTGAAAGAACACCCAATTTACGGTCCAACCATGGTGCTGAGCACCACAGTTGGAGCAGACGGAAAAGAGCGCGAGATGACCTGCATCCCCCTCCAGTTCTTCCCAGGCTGGCTTTTCTCCATCAATCCGGACAACGTCAAGGAGACAGCCCGTGAGAATCTCATCAAATATCAACTTGAGTGTAACAGGGTTCTTTTCGACTATTTCTTCAGCCGTGCGGATTTCGCACAGAAGAAGGAGGCGGAGTTCTCCCGTCAGTTAGAGATAGTGACTACGGCAAAGAAGAATTTCCGTGACGCTAAACTCGTGCTTAACGAAGCGGAGATGAAACTGAGACAGATTAACGCCCAGACGTTCGAGGACTATGTGGCAGGCAACCGCCAACTCACCATCCCCGGATTCTAGCCCCTCCCGGCAGCCTTCAGGATGCACTGGTTGATGAAGTCGGCTCGCTCGTTGCGGGGAATTGCCTCGATGATGTCGACCACCTCCTGGGTGGCGTTGAAGAAACAGGTCTTGGCGTACTTCTTCTTGCGTCCAGAGCCTTCCCTGGCTCCGCCCCATGATTTGTTGTATTCTTTTTCCATAAAGTTAAAAATTTGGTTATATGAATAATTATACTTATCTTTGCAGAACAAAACCTGAAGTTGGGGAGGTTTCCCTCCCCGTTTGGTGTCAAATCCAGATTTCGAATCTCATTTTGACTTTCCAAACCCTTAATGAAATCGTGACTCTCATAAGGCTTCAGGTTTTTTCTTTCCTACTAGAGAAGAATAGAGAGGGTAATCCACGTGGCATTGTATCCATACAGGTTTGTCAGGGGCATAAGTCAATGGAGCCGGGCGGAGCGCTATGCGTTCTACGCGTTCCTGTTGTCGCTATTGGATTATCTCAGGGGATGCGGTTAGAGCCAGTGGCAGAGAATCTTTATGATGATGGCAAGCGACAGGAAGATAACAGCCCTGTCGTTACTCTCCGCTTTCTTTGCTTGATTTGTTGTCTTCATATCTCCGGCTCTACTGTTTTCCTCCGCAAAGATACGAATAAATTTCGTCCCGTGGTAAAAAATACCGGAAAAAGTCAGGATAAAGTGTTTGTGTCCGACCAAAGGGAGAGGAAAATGCCCCGCTACGAATACCGTGCGGGGCTGCTCTCCTGCTTTGTCAAAAGAGATGCTGAACCGTCAGAAGGCGAGTGCAGCCTTGGAGAGTTTGTCGCTGAGATCCTGCAGTGCCTCACGCATCCGCTGGCTCTCACTGGGAGTGAAGGAGGCTCTCTTGCCGTTCACCATATTGCCGTTCACTTTCTGCATAAGCCATCCCCGGCTCTTGCCGAAATAGGTCTTGGCGATATAACTCAGGCTGACAGCCTCGGTGATGCTGCCTATCTTGTGACGGGCAACCAGTTCCTCGGTCGCCATGGCGGCAGCCTCTTTCATGTTCTCACTGATCTTGCCGATGCCGTCAAGAAACTGTTCCGTAGATATCCGCTCCGTCTGGGGAGTCTCGTTGACCACGTTGTCGAAATACTTCTTGGTCTGCTGGTCTTTGATGTTGTCTGTTATTCTTTTCATAGTTATGTGTTTTTTGTAAACTCACTGTCATATCAGCGACAGGAATCTGGCTATTGCCAGTATAGTGATTGGTATAGCCGGAATAGTCATCGGGCTTTTAACATGGCTATTTCCGTTTTGAGTGCAGTGATTTCCCGTTTTGCCTTAGAGAGGTTACACCCCTGGATGAACAGTGCCAGTGCCATTACGAGCAATGCCAGTCCTACGAAAGATGTTGATTGCGGCTTCTTTTTCATTTTGACAAATGTTAGTTCAACACCGCAAAGATACGAAGAAAACGGTAAAAATACATACCTGATGCAGAAAAATCGAAAATTTTATGCGAAAAGTTTGGACGTTTCAAGGATATTCCCTATCTTTGCACCGTCAAATCTTAGAAGCGGTGCAGAGACCGCTGGAATCACATCCAGCCTTTTTTGTATCCACACCTTATTGGAAAATAATAGGATTACCACGCCGTGTCGGGAGTCGGGAAACCGCCCCGGGGCTTCTGCTTCTAAGAGCCTGACAGCACGTAGCGTGGTTTCTGTTTGTCAAAACTTAGAAGATTATGGAATCAAAGAATTATGTGATTCGCGAGAACGATGTGCAGCGTGCGTATTTCTGCCAGCTGCAGGTGTCCAACAAGTTCAGGAAGACGATGTCGCCCCAGGAGTCGGAGCTGGTCGACTGGATCGCCTCCACCTTCTGCCACCGCATGTCGGAGACGTACGACCGCTTCGAGGAGTGCGTCAAAGCCATCGAGTGCCGTATGGAGACCGTCAACCAGCAGCACGACCAGACGGGTCCCTTCCTGGTGATGACGTGGTCGCCCGTCAGGAGGTGGGAGAGCGGCTTCATCCGCATCGAGCGCACCAGCGGACGGCACCAGAGCGTACTGCTGCCCGTCATCGACTACCGTGGATGTGTGGTACTGGAGTGATTTTCAATTAAATTTTGTTATTTACGCAATTATTTTGCGACTAAAGACCATATGATTATGAAGATTAAGACCTCGTTGCCACCAGAGAGACAGGAACTGTTCTGCCGCTTCACGGAAAACGTGACACAAGGTTGTATCGGGATGACCGACAGGGGACTGGGTGCAGTCTTTGAGTTCCTGCGGGATGCTGAGAGCGTTGACCGCAAGGGCTGGAAGGCTTATCGCAAGAGTCATTCCGCCCGTCTGTCCACAAGCAGCCACGCTTCGTCGGCTTTATACGACTTTCTGGCGTTCTGTGGCATACAGGCAGGATCTCGGCGTAAAAAGGCAAGAAAGCAATTGATGGAGAAACGGTCTGACCTGAGCGAGAAGGCGCAGCAGATGCTCAACGACTTTTCCGAGTGGCTTGTCAAGGAGAATGCGTATTCAGAGACAACAGTGAGAGGGTATATCTTCGCCGTGAAGAATTTTCTCCAGTACACAACCGTAGTCACTACGGAGTCGGTCAAGTCATATAGTGACACCTTGGAGAGCATCGGCTATAAGCCCAGTAGCATCAATCACCATCTTAACGCTGTCGGAGCCCTGGCGTGTATGCTGGGCAAGCATATTGAGGTGAAACGCATCAAGGTGCCCAAGACACTCTCGCTGGAGAACGTGCCCACCGAGCGGGAGATGAAGCAGTTGCTGGACTATTGCCATGACCACTGCGAACGTCTCTACATCTTCATCCGCATTCTGATGACCACGGGAGCCCGCCGACACGAGTTCCTGAAAATGACCTATGAGATGGTGGCCGATGGGCGCGTTGACCTGAAGGGTAAGGGTGGCAAAGTGCGCCGGTTCTTCTTCAGCAAGAATGTACGGAGAGAGGTGGCCGCCTTTGCCTCACGCAACGGTCTGAGCGGTATCATCTGTTCCAACAGGTACGGCAGTCCAATGAGTGACAGGGGGCTTCAGGCACTTCTGAGGCATCACGGGCGTAAGGCAGGTCTGCGCCCAGAGGTGCTCCACTGTCACGCCTTCCGCCACTACTTCGCCAAGATGTATGTCAAGCGCTGCAAGACGAAGGATGTGACAGAACTTGCAGAACTTCTGGGGCACTCGAAACTCGACACAACCGCCATCTACCTGCAGCGGAGTCAGAAAGAGCAGGAACGTCTATTCAACAAAAACGTGGACTGGTAATGAGAGAAACAATAAAAAAACTTGCACAGTACGCAGAGACCCGTCATATCGACATTTCGGACGCCTTCGGGCGGATGCTTGATTTCTTCATCGGTACCTTCGATGTCGGGCGGCTTATCGATCAGCGGTTTAACATGCCTGCCATCTTCGAGAAACGCCGTATCGACGACCCCGAACTGGCAGAACTTCAAGAGCGTTGGATTCGTATCACCTGCAAGGAGATCGATAAAAACGGAGCCTACGATTTCTTCGGCACGATGTACGAGGAAATGGTACAGGGGAAATTCAAGGCTGCTGCAATGGGGCAGTTCTTCACGCCTATGTCGCTCTGTATGGCCATGGCCGATGCGGTAGGTGCCGGAAATGGGGTTATCGAGGACAGCGCCTGCGGTAGCGGTCGCACGCTGCTGGCTCACTGGGCGAAGGCTGACCGCACGAAGCATTTCTACTACAAGGGTGCTGACCTTGACCCTGTGAGCGTAAAAATGTGCACTCTGAACATGACAATCAACGGGATGACAGGCATCGTCACTCACGCCAACAGTCTGACGGGCGAGGTATTCGGGTGTTACGTGGTGAATGAAGTAAAATATCCTCTGCCTTGCCCCGCCTGCAGTATCAGATGTGTTTTTAGGAACAAATAGAAAAAAATGTAGATATTATGGACAGGATTTATATTAGTGGCAAAATCGGCGAGGAGGTCATCAGCGAGGCTACCCGCCAGAAGTTCGCCAAGGCGGAGAGAGCGTTGGGCGAACACTTTAATCTCGATTTCTGCGAAATTATCAATCCAGCCTCGGAAGCGTACCAGGAGACCATGGACGTGGACTTCAGGTGGCGACAGATTCCGAAGAACCTGCCGGACATTCTGCTGTACGACCTCCAGTGGCTCAGGACGTGCGACGCCATCTGTCTGCTGCACGACTGGGGGGAGTCATCCGGTGCCCGTGCGGAACTTGCCTTCGCCCAGGCTACGGGGATAAGAGTCTACGAGATGAGCCAGTACGGAGAGTTAGCGATATGGGAACCAAAAGAGAAAAAATAGCGAAGAGGGACGTCCTGCCCAGGAAGCACTGGACTGACGAGGAGCAGGCTTTTGTCGAGCGGAACTTCGGCAGGATGTCGTTTGAGGACATGGGCTGTCACCTCGGCAGGACGGGACGTGCCGTGCGCCTGTACTGCCTCCGCAAGAAAATGACAGCCGGAGGACGTACCGTGAAGCGCAATCTTCTCGTCGAGTTGCTCCGGCTGAAGTTCCGGAACCTTGAGGACTTCACCCCGTCGAGAGCTTTCTATGAAGCCGTCGGCATCGGTCAGCGCCGGTACTGGATGCTGTTCTTCGGCAGGAAGCAGATCACCGGAGAGGAGTACTGCAGGATTGCTGACTACCTTGGTGTCAGCATGCAGGAGGCGATGGACTCCCGCCAGTTGGAACTTTTCTCCAATGACGAAATGGGGGGGGTAGAACAGGAATCTGAGTGTCTTAACAGAAAGGGACAGTGATATGATGAATCTGAATGATACGATAGAGAAAGTCAAGAAAGCCGCCAATATAGTCGATGTGATAGGCGAGTTCGTTAAGCTCCGCAAGGCTGGTGTGAACTATAAGGGCATCTGCCCGTTCCATGACGACCACACCCCGTCGATGGTGGTCAGTCCCGTCCGGCAGACGTTCAAATGCTTCGTGTGCGGAGAGGGGGGCGATGTCATATACTTCCTTCAGAAGCACGAGAACCTGACGTTCACGGAGGCTCTCGAGTGGCTCTGCAGGAAATACAGCGTCGAGATGCCCAAGCGCCAGATGACCAGCGAGGAAGAGGAGGAGTACAAGAGGCGCGAGTCACGCCGTATCGCCATAGCCGCCGCAGCAAGGTTCTACCAGGCTCACTTAGGAGAGGCGGCATCCTTTCTGTCCGCCAGAGGCTATGAGGATCTTGGCGAGAAGGTGCTCTCTGTGTTCGGGGTCGGTTATGCCCCTGCAGGCAATGTCGTCTGTGATCGGCTGACCAAGGAGGGATACAGCCTTGACATCCTGAAGGAGGTGGGCGTTGTCGCTGAGTCTGACCGTGGACCTTACGACGTGTTCCGTGACCGTGTGATGTTTCCGTTCTACGACCTCCGTGGCAACATCATCGGCTTCAGCGGTCGTCAGGTGACCCCGAGGGAGAACTCCGGAAAGTATGTCAACACCGGGGAGACCCCGCTTTTCACAAAGGGGAGCAACCTGTTCGGACTCTACCAGGCGCGCAAGGCTATCGCCAAGGCGGGGTTTGTCTATCTGGTCGAGGGACAGTTCGACGTGATGACCCTGCACCGCTGTGGCGTGGAGAATGTCATCGGAGGCTCCGGCACCGCCTTCACCGCAGATCAAGTCAGACTCATCATGCGCTTTACGGACAAGGTGGTGATGATCTATGACAGTGACGCTGCCGGTCAGAAAGCGGCGTTGAAGAATACGGAGATTCTCCTGAGGGCTGGGTGCAGTGTCCGTGTCTCCCGCCTCCCGAAAGGCAAGGATCCTGACGAGTTCGGTCGGGAAAACGGGGATAAGACGGGAAAACTGCTTGAGGACTACACTGAGTCCTTCCCCAAGGCGTTCCGAAAGATGCTCATCCCCCATGGGTGCAAGGACGAGAACCTGATCAGTGAGAAGCGGAATATCATCATGGGGCTTGTCGCCTGTGTGCGGGATGCGGGGCTCCGCAATGAGTACCTGAAGGCGATGACCCGTGATTATGGTGTCAAGATGACGGCTCTGGAGGAGAAACTGCGGGAGATCCGCGCAGCCGTCAAGACCCAGACGACGGACGGGGGTATGTCCATGAAGCCCGGCATCTACGGACTGGACGTGCTGCATGAGAAACTGGACGACGACCAGCCCGCCATCATCACCTCCCGCCTGCAGGACTTTCTGGACCAGTTCGACGAGGCGCCCATACTTCTCATTGCCGGAGTCCCGTCAGACTCCGACATTCTCAGCCTGCGCAAGGCGTACGGCTACTACGCCGCCGACGAGAAGGGTTGCAAGGTGGATGATGACGGTACGGAGAGTGACTACCTGAAGGCGCTGTCCCTGATCTTCCGGTCAGGAGTCACACGCATCGAGATGTCATGCGGTGACCATACAGAGTCTTTCCTGGACTACTATGTGGGGCTGCACGGGAAGTTCCTTGACAAGTACAATGGCGACAAGGTTCCCCTGGTGACCCGCTGCGTGGAGATGACAGCCTACGTGGAGGAGACGGTCGTCACCATCAACCGCAGCCAGTACTGCAAGAGCCTCGGTCTGACGAAGGGCGAGTTCGACGATATCCGCAAGCCGTTCGTGCAGCAGCGCAAAAGCCAGCAGAAGGTCAGTGCCATGAGCGAGGGGCTCGAGGACGACGAGGTCTATTTCGACCCCTACACTCCCCCGGACTATGTGACGGATAATCCGGACTATACCCAGATGTGGAGGGAGTACCAGTTCTATCCCCGTCTGAACAAGAACGGCGTTCCTGTGTGCTATATGTTCCGGAGCGGCAACGGCATGATCCAGGTGGGAGACTTCTTCATGGAGCCCCTGCTGCACATCTTCAATGACGACTTCGACCAGAACAAGCGTGTGTTGAGGATCAACCGCCGAAGGTATGAGACACCCGTGTATGTGGAGGTCGTGTCACGCTCGCTGCTGAAGATGTCGACCATCGAGGACGTGCTGATCAACTACGAGGGTATCAACTTCTCCAACGGCAAAGAGGAGTACTGGCGCAAGATCAGGGAGTGGATGTCGTACAAGTACGTGATGTGCTCCGAGGTCGAGGTTTACGGAAACCAGCAGACCGACGGCACCAACCGCCGTCCCGACGAGCAGTTCTTCGCCTTCGCCAACGGCATCTGCCACATGGTGGGCGACACCATGAGGTTCGAGCAGGTCGACGAGCTGGGCGTGGTCACCCACAATAAGCGGAACTACTACCTCCCAGCCTTCTCCACCATCTATATAGACAACAAGCGCCGTCAGGAGAAGTACCAGCTGATATCACAGTTCGTGTACCGGGAGGTTCCGAAAGAGAAACAGGTCTCCTTCGACGAGTGGGCCGGGCTGATGAACAAGGTGTACTCCATCAACGACAACGGCAAATGGGCGATACTCTTCGCCCTCATGTCGGCTTTCCGCAGCAACATACACTGCATCGACCGTCTCTTCACCGCCCCCTTCTTCGTGGGACCCATGTCCTCGGGTAAGACACAGATCGCCGTGTCCATCAGGTCGCTGTTCATCAGTCCGCACCAGAGCATCTTCAACCTGAACCTTGGCACCGACGCAGCCATGCAGTCGTACATGTCAGCCTTCCGTGACGTTCCCATCGTGCTGGATGAGTACAACAACGCCACCATCAGCGATGTCAAGTTCCAGGCTCTGAAGTCCATCACCTATGACGGCGAGGACAAACTGAAGCGCAAGGGAAGCTCCGGAAAGGAGTTCGAGACCGACAAGGTTTTCGCACCAGTCATTCTGTGCGGACAGGAGATGCCCCAGAGGGACGACAATGCGCTGATGAGCCGTGTCGTCATCTGTGAGGTGCCCAAGCCTAAGGACAGGAGCCTGGAGTCCACACACCTCTTCGACCGTCTGAAGGAGATTGAGGATCCCGGCAAGGTGGGGCTCTCCAATGTCCTGCTCCAGGTTCTTTCCCTGCGTCCGGCTGTGATGGATCATTTCCGTCCCCTTCGCCAGCAGGCTTACAATGAGCTGAGGGATGGTGTCGTCAACTCCGGAGAGAGAGACCGTCTGATGAAGACCGTGTCACTCTTTCTCGGCATGGTCAAGCTCATAGAGCAGTACTCACAGTTCCACCTGCCTTTCACTTACGAGGAGTTCTTCAGGATCGCCAGGGAAAAAATCGACTGGCAACTGTCGCTCATCAGGAGCACGGACAAACTGGCGATGTTCTTCACCGCCATAGACAACATGATTGACACCCGCAAGATCGTGGAGCACCGTGAGTTCCTCATCGAGACCCCAAAGGGAGTCACCGGCAAGGACGCACGCGGAGAGAAGAGAACGTTCGCCTTCAACCCTGGTCAGAGAATCATGTTCCTGCGTCTCCAGGCGGCGTTCAGTATATTCGACAGGAACGGCTACAACAGCGAGAAGTCCACGCTGGCGACCATCGAGCAGAACCTGAGGTCGCATCCGTCCTACATAGGCACAGTCGCTTCACGCCGCTTTGAGTGGACCGAGGTCATAGAACACTACGACCCGAAAAGCGACAAGGTCATCAAGGACGAGCAGCCCAGACAGACCAGCACGTCGGCTGTCATTATCGACTATGACGAGTTCATGAAGGCTTACAACATAGACTTCCGCAGGGAGTGGCAGGAATCCGAGCCGGAGGCGGAGAGCCGTCAGGAGCCCACCGAGCAACACATATGGAAGCCTGGCGACCCGTTCTGATCATTGTTTATTTGCTTAAGCTATCTTTATACATCAAACTACGGAGGGGACCTGTCGGGATGACACGTCCCCTCCCCTCTTTTCCGCAACTACGTTACATTTATACCCTTTTACTCCTTATTCCCCTTTTTCCTTTTTGACAAAAAAGGTATATACTCCCCCAATATAGCAACAAAGGTACGAAAAGCCTGTGACATTTCACAGGAAAATCCGCCGTTTTTTACCCGTGACTCTAATTTTACATTTTCCCATACAGAATTCATGCGAAAAACCCCCGGACCCCCAAAATTGACAAAAAAACCTTTAAAATAGAGAACGAAAAATATTTTTCAGAAAAACACCGTCCTACAATCCTACATTCCTACAAAACGCATTTTTCATTCTGACTCATTTTGAAAATAAAAACACATAACTACTTATTTATCAAATACTTACTTATATTTATTATATTATATATATTAATGTAGGAATGTAGGAAATTTGTAGGACGATGTAGGATGGGGCAAAATTTTGTAGGAAAGGGGGATTGTAGGACGAAACACCTGTTTTTCCCCAGATTTGTAGGACAAAAGGATGCTGTAGGAATAACTTTTTAGGATTGTAATATTAAAGTTTTTATTTAATAAATAACTCTTTTCAATTATTTTTTATAACTTTGCATCGTGGTCCATATTTTTTTGTAGGAATGTAGGACGGTAGGAAGTAAAAAACAGAGTTTCAGCATATGAATAGAAAAAATACCTCTCAAATCAGAATTGTCACCATCAGCGTCGAGCCCTATCTTGCGGAGTATGCGAAAATGAAGTTCGCTAACGGAGGAAGGAACGGTGCAATCCGAATTCCTTACAATTCCGAGTTTTACCATTGCGTCTGGGAGCATATGGCTAAACGCCGCGTCAACCAGGCTGTCCAGACTGACGGCAATCTCGGGATCCTGCTACCGTCAAGGAGGCTCACAGAGGACGGACCGGTCAAGAACCCCGCATACTACAACTATCTCTCACCTGTGGCGGTCCAGTTGATAGAGAGGTATCTCCGCCGCCAGTTCAATTACGAGCTTCACCAAATGATGCTTGACAATGAGAACAACGGGCGTCCGGTACGGCAACGGGATCTGGTCGCGGACTTCATCAGGCGGTACCGTCTAGAGAGTATCTCTGAGGACGCACTTTTGAAGAGTTTTCAGCGGTACCGGCAACGCCTGCATCCCAGGAAACCGAGAAAATACGAAAAAAGACGTAAAATTAAAAAGAATTAACGTTTACCGAACTACCCTTTTTGTCCTTTATCTTTTCGTCACGTAAAAACAGTGTATTATGAGAGAACTCATCCAACACATCCAACTCGTCCCGGTCATCACCACCTCGACCGGAACATTCAAGGAGGGACTCTTCGACGTAATGAGCGACCAGCCCTTCAGTATTGACCCTGTCCCATCAGTAGACGACGGCGGTACCTCATGGAACTGTGACAAGTCGCTGACTATCGACCAGCCGGACTCGTCAACTGTCAGGTATTTCCGCTATGAGCGGAGCTGTATAGTACGTATCTTCGACAACAGCGGCAGTGTTTATGAGATAGGCGACATCATGACGCCAGCCCGCGCGGTCATATCACAGAATCTGAACACCGCAACCTTGCAGATCAAGGCGGAGATGGTGCGTAACCCCTTCGCATAGTAGTCTTTTTCCACATTATTATATATATTTACCTTTGGGCAGATTAATCGATTTGCCCAATGAATGAACTGCAGACTATTCTCCTTAGTGACATGCCCCTGCTGATATCCACCGACGGCTACCGCCAGTTGATGGTAGAGGCGTTCCCCGTGCATGCCCCACAGGTTGTTGACAAGGTGAGAATCCCAGAAGGCTCACAGTTTTTCTTCTCGCCTAAGACCTATGAGCAGCAGACGAGGGATGCCTTCGGGAAGATCAAGCAGGCGATAGAAAACGCCGTAGCCCGGCAACAGACGGACAACCCGCCGTCTTTAGTCGGCTATGACTTCGACAGCCCGGAACTCCCGGACAACTCCGTCGCATACCACCGTGTATGGGGCATTATCACATCAGACTCCAGATACTACTTCTCGTCGAAGCAACTGGAGGCTGACCTTCTCGCAGCAGACGCGAACCCGCAGATCACAAGTCACCTGCTTCACGTCAACTCTCCAGGCGGAGAGGCTTACTACCTTGACCGTCTCGACGAGACGATGCGGAGTCTTCACAAGCCTGTCATCACCCTGTACGAGAAGGCGTGCTCAGCGGCATACAATATCGCATGCCATGGGCAGCGTGTCTATGCCACCACAGCCTTTGACTTCGTCGGATGCATCGGAACCATGACCTCGTTTCACGATTTCGAGCCGTACTATGAGTCGCTGGGCATTAAACTCATCGAGGCGAAGGCTACCAAGTCGGACCTCAAGAACAAGATTTTCGACGATCTTAAGGACGGCAAGCCCAAACAGTACATCGAGGAGGTCCTTAACCCGCTGAACGACAGTTTCCTTTCCACGGTGAAATCCCACCGTAAGAAACTTGCCGATCTCGATGACGACGCCCCCGTACTGCGAGGTGAGACGTTCTTCACACAAGCCGCACTGGAGATCGGTCTTGCGGACGGACAGTCAACCCTGCTCGATGTCGCCATCGAGGCTTCTAATCTTGGCCGGAAGTGGTCAGAGGTTAACCGACAGAAGAATTCTATTTATAGTGCCATTTAGTTAGTGTTAGTTTAAAATTTTAGTTTTATGAATTGGAAAGACAAATTAAAGAAGGTGGTAGAGCTTCTTGGCTTCACCGCCAAGTTTGAGTCTAAGGCTCTGACTAACGAGGAGTTCCAGCAGGTTATGGACCGCTATCAACGTGACTACCAGGTTACCCTGCAGGACGACATTAACGCCGAGCAGCAGCAGGCTCAGGACGAGGCGATGCAGCAGCAGTTGAACGCAATCTACGCTGCCGTTCTCGCGGCAGGCGGTGAGCCTGAGCAGGGAGCGCATAATGAGGAGAATCATAACGCCACCCAGCAGGACATCGTGGCTGCCATCAACAACCTCGGCTCACGTATCGAGAGCCTCAGTCGCCAACCCGCTCCCGACACACCGGAGCAGCAAGGTAACGCTGTTATCGTGAGTATCCACGGATTCGGCAACACTCCAGAGTATCTGTTCGGTGTCCAGGCTCCAATGTACTCCATGGGACTGCGTTGGAACAGAATCGCCGCCAACCCGGCTATGGCTGCCGCCCTTGGCGAGCCTACCAATGCCGAGCAGGAGGCGTTCCGCAAGGCTGTCAGCGAGTACGGAGCAGCTCTGCGTCAGCGTGCGAAGTACCTTATTGAGAACAAGATGACCGCTGACCTGAAGGCTGTCGCTGAGGGAAAGTTCTCCACCAACTATGCTGGTGTCGACAATCTGGGCGACATGGGAACACAGTTCACCATCCGTCGCCAGGACGCCATCATCGCACGTGTTCTCTCCACCGTCAAGATGACCGACTTCTTCCCTGTACGCTACGGTATTCAGGACAACGACGTTATCTTCAACGCCTTCTTCGACGAGGTTTCCCAGGCTTGGCAGGAGGGTGCTGTCTACAAAGGCGGTATGAAGATCGAGAACGAGCGCGGCTACGTTGACGATGCCATGATCAAGATGATGTGGGGTCCGATGAAGGATCTGGAGCGCAAGTACATCGCCTATCTGAACACATCCGGCAGCGATCCTATCAAGTGGAACATGATTGAGTACCAGATGCTCAACTCCCTTCTGGAGGCGCAGCGTGAGCAGAATATCCGCCGTATGCGCGGTATCTACGTGAAGCCAGAGAGCGGTGTCGCCGGTTCTTACCTGACCGCATCCACCGGTATCCTCTATCGCCTGCTTGACTATATCCACAGCAACAAGCTGCTTGTGACAGACGACGCTGACAAGACTTTCCGCGCATACACCGAGAGTACTATGCTCGGAATCGTCAAGTTGTTCGTAGATGAGATCAAGAGTCATCTGGGAGAGGACGAGACGCTGGACGGAAAGGTGCTTTACCTGAACGAGCGTCACAAGTCCTGGTGGCTCAAGTGCATCCGCACCCAGTTCCATCTTGACACCGACTTCTCCGGAGTCAACTCATACGCCAACATCGTGCCTGACACCGATGTTCGTATTATCTGGCTACCGTATCTTGGCAACCTCACCTTCATGATGATGCAGGAGCCCGGCAACCTCCAGTTCCTGGAGTTCCTGCCAGGAGAGATGATGGGTCTCCAGATGGAGCAGCAGATGGAGATGGTTCGCGCCTGGAGCACATGGAAAGAGGGTACCTCGGCTGCATTCCTTGGCCGCAAGTTCTCCAGCCGTGCGGAACTAGTAGACAATGACTACCAGTGGCAGCAGATCTTCCTTAACCTCTTCGCCGCCGACATCGCAGCTGACGCGACGACAGTTGACGCCGGCAAGGGATTCTGGCAGATCACGGGTGTCAACACCAAGGCAACAGCGATCACCGATATCACTGGTGCCAAGAACGGTGTCGCCTACTGTATCGAGATCGGTGACGAGACTTATCCGTCGACGATTGCCAAGTCAGGTAAATTTGAGAAGATCAAGGAGGCGTGGACACCTACCAAGGTGGGCGACTACATCCTCGTCATCCTCCTCTCAGACGGTAAGTTCGCAGAGTTGGAGCGTTGCGTCGGTGGCAACCGCACCATCAACCGTGAGTTGAATCCCCATTATGTAGGATAATAAAAAATGTATAATATGAAGAAGTCACTTATCACCAGTACTGGGCTTTCCCGCAAGGGAGCCCAGTACGCCAACAAACGCCAGCGCCAGCTGGTAAAATGCCTGCTTTGGCTGTTTGCCATTTGCATGATCCTTATGGCTTGGACAGAGCCTGCCAGTGCCCACGTCGGGCTGTCCCTTGCCACAATGTCTCTCATCGGAAGCATTGACGATGTTACTGACCGTGAGACACACGGTAACGAGATCGCCTATCAGATCGTCCTGATTGCCTGCGACCAGCTTGCCGACAGGTTCAATTTCCCCCAGCCTGACAAGGACCGATTAGTTAAAATCGGGAAATCCCTCCTGAAACCCGGAGAGGCGGCGCACTATTTCGAGGCGCATACCATTCCGACACTGCTATCCAATACGGAGAAAGGAGACGTGACAACGACTGGCACCAACACCTTCACCGCTCTCCTTGGTGGTGACAGGACTCAGGTCAAGAATTTCGTGGAGGAGTATTCCGGATACAAGTTCATCATCCTCTATAAGCACATTAAGGATACGGTATGGCACATCATCGGAGAGGCGGAGCGCCCCATGGTCCTGAACAATACGGAGACCAAGGATGATGCGGACGGACGCTACACCACGTTGACGTTTGTCCGTAACAGTGTATACCTGGACTGTCTGGTTGACTGGGAGACTGGCGAGAGCATCACCACGCTGCTTGAGGGGAATCCCGCCGCAGGCAATGGTTGAATTTAATACGTAGCAAGTATGTATAACGAACGTGAACGTATCATACATCATCGGCAGCTGCTCTCCAAGGAGTCAGCAGCTGCTGATTTGCGGTTACTCCAGGAGAAAGATCCGAAGAACCCGCACCTGACGGAGTTCGGTTTGTCGCCAGCCCGTCTTGCAGATCAAATACTCTTTGCTCTTCTTGCCGTCGCATCACGTGATGAGATTGTAAAGAACCGTCTTTCTGGTAAGAAGAATCCCGCTGAGGAGAATCCTGCTGAGGAGAAACCCGCTGAGGAGAATCCTGCTGAGGAGAATCCCGCTGAGGGAAATCCTGCTGAGGAGAATCCCGCTGAGGGAAATCCTGCTGAGGAGAATCCTGCTGAGGAGAATCCTGCTGAGGGAAATCCTGCTGAGGGAAATCCTGCTGAGGAGAATCCTGCTGAGGAGAATCCTGCTGAGGAGAATCCTGCTGAGGAGAATCCCGCTGAGGAGAATCCCGCTGAGGAGAATCCTGCTGAGGAGAATCCTGCTGAGGAGAATCCCGCTGAGGAGAAACCCGCTGAGGAGAATCCTAAAAAAGAAGCAAAAAAAAAGGTGAAAAGCCCCTCACCAAAGAAGAAGAGTACGAAAAAATAGACTGGCTGAACCTCAGTGACCCTGACGTTCAGCAGGCTACTATTCTCTACAACGACCGCATTAACACATGGCGGCGTATGAAGCAACTCGACGAGCTGCTGGAGAAGCAACCTACGGAGAAGGCTGTCGCTGAACTGGCGGAGTTGCGTATCCGTAATCTTCAGGCGTTCGCCGAGTTGCAATCCTTTAACGATACAGGCAAGTTCCTCTGTAAGCATCCATTGCTTGCCGGACGATCGGAGGCAGCCAGACTAGCCACCCTCCTGAAGCGCGACCCTGCAGAGTTCCTCAGGCAGCATAAGAATGTACTCGATAATATCAGACGCTACAAGAGTTACATCAAGCGTAAGGACCGAAAGGACAAACGCCATCAGGACAGGACTAACCTCGAACGCCATCAGGACAAGGAACGCCTGTTCCGCATGATACTCGAGCAGGAAGGGAGATAGACATTTATGAGCAACTACGAGAAACTTTTGGCAAAGATAGCCTCGGAAATCAATGCGGAGGCTGACGCTGTCGAGATATACAACCAGTTGACAGAGCAGGCGAAGAAGGGAGACGCTGACAGTGTCAAACTGCTTGCTGAGCTCAACCAGTATGCCGAGGAGCGTAAGTTGCGGAAAGAACTTTTCGGCATATGACACAGATAGAGAAGATCCAGGAGTTGCACCCCGACCTGATAGCCTCTTTCCTTGCCACCGGCAAGGGGGAGGCTATCCCTGTGGAGCTCCGCCTGTTCCTTCAGCAGCTGCAATGGGCAATGGAGATCTTCGAGACGGAGCGGAGCGTCAGCCGCTGTGCCGCCAAGCTCCGCCAGCGCATAGCGGCTGAGCAACATGTGAGCATCGAGCAGCGCACCGCTATCGCCCGTGTCTACGAGGCTCTCAACTTCTTCCATGTCGACCAGTCGGTGGGTATCAAGGTGTGGGAGTCGATCTATGCCGACCAGTTTGAGAAGATTGCCTTGCTTGCCGCTGTCAAGGGCGACCTCAAGACACAGTCAAAAGCCACCGAGCGAGCCCTGGAGTGCCGTCGCCGTGCTGCGGAGATAGCCGACAGCGACCGCTCGCTGGGCATCACGCAGCTCATCTCCCCGGACATCACACCCGGGCTGCTTGGTTTCGAGACGCAGGACCTGAAGACGATTGCCAGGAAGAACCGTGAGGGAGCCTATGTCATCATCCAGTCGCTGCCCATCGAGAGCAGTGAGAAGAAAAGGCTGCTCACCGACGCCAAAATCGAGGAGCTGGAGTCAATGGAGGAGGTGATTGATGAGTGAGCGCATGACATACGACGACATGGAGCGGCTCTACATGAACCAGGTGCAGCTGCTGTGCAACGTGATAGACAGTAACATCCTGATTGCGGAGCTGGGTCGCGCCACCGGCAAAACCGAGGGCATCACCACCCCGCGCATCATCCGTGTCGCCGACTCGATGCCTGGCGAGCTGATGTTCCTGGTGCATAAGACCTATGTCGCCTTGGTATCCAACGTGTTCCCCAATATCCAGGCATCTTTCTCCAGAATGGTTAGCGTGAACGGTCGTGAGCGACCCCTGCTGGAGTATGGAGTCGACTACGTGGTGGGGGAGACCCGCCTGCCCTCCCATTTCCGTAAGCCACGCTACCCTATCAGTTATCCCAAGCACTCCGTGGTGTTCCGCAACGGTGCCCACCTTCAGCTGGTCAGCAGCGACCAGCCGGAGAGCGTGGCAGGACGCAATGCCGTACATGCCTTCATAGAGGAGATGAAGCACAATTCGGGGGAAAAGTTGCGCTCCCGTCTGTTCCCCTCCCTTCGTGGCGGCAGCGCGGAGATACGCAAGAGCCCCTATTATGCGGGAGTGACGGGTGTCAGTGACACGGCGCGGGTGGACTTGGGAGAGGATGATTGGTTTGAGGAGTATGAGAAGAAGGTGGACCGTCAGCTCGTGTCCGAAATTGTCACCGTCGCCCTGCACCTTAACAAGCAGCTGCTCCGCCTCCATGAGCTGAAGGCTCAACTCCGTGAGACGAAGAATCCCGTGCTGATGGAGAGAATCCGTCTGGAACAACAGCGTTTGAACCACATCGTCGCCATCTGGAAGCCCCGCCTTGCCGACATGCGCCGCAATGCCATATTCTACGCCCGCGCATCCAGTTTCACCAACTTGGACATCCTGGGCGCCAAGTTCTTCAAGACACAGTTGGACGCGCTTGACATCGACGAGTTCCTGACCTCTATCTGCGCCATCCGCCACAAGGAGGTGACGAATAAGTTCTTCGCCGCATACGACCGCCACCGTCATCAGTTCAAGGACTCGTACATCTACGACCTGATCATGAAACTTGACCTGAAGGACAAGTTCATCCTGACCGCACACTACCTGAAGCATTATAATCCCATGGACGAGATATACGTGGGCTACGACCCCGGCAACTTCTCCAGCCTGGTGTGCGCCCAGAAGAAAGAGTACGGCAAGCGGCTCGACGTTATCAAGGAGTTCACCAGTTTCGCCCCGGTTCCCCAGGACGACCTTGCCCAGCAGTTCCATCTCTTCTTCGGTGCGGACAGCGTCAACAAGACCATTCACCTGTATCCTGACCGAGCCGGCAACAAGACCCGCGAGGAGTTGGAGCAGATCACCACCGACTCCAGGAAGATGAGGGACCGTCTTGAGCAGTACGGATTCAACGTGGTGCTCTACAACGAGGGACAGGGCACCATCTACTACTGGCAACAGTACAAATTGCTGCTGATGCTGTTCTCCGAGCATCACGAGGCACTGCCACGCATCCGCATCGACGAGAACGAGTGCAAGAACCTGTGCTCCGCAATCATGGTGTCGCCCGTCAAGCAGCAGTCCGGGAAGATAGAACTCGACAAGTCGTCAGAGCGCAAGGAGCCTCTGAAGCACCAGGCGGGACTTACCACACAGTTGCCGTCCGCCTTCATATATCTGTTGTATGGTATGTATGCCGACCAGTGTCGTCAGGAACTGAGCAGCCTTCCGACCGATTTGCCCGACAATATACCCGTTTAATCTCTTTTTTTTGCTCTTTCTCGTCGAAAAGCACCCTATTTTCGAGAGAAAAAGTTTGCGAAAACATATAAAAAACGACCTTTTTTACATCGGTCGAAAACGTAAACGCCTGTCTGTCAGCCCCAAAGGCTTTTGAGAAACGAAAAACACGTTCAGCGAACGACGGCAGGGTGCACGCCCCGCTGGGAAACGGGTTTGATGTGCAAGCCTCTTTAGGTCACTGGAAATATGACGGTGGTCGTGCGTCCTTTGCCCTCGCGCGTACATTTTATAAATTCGCAGCATGAAAGTCGGATCAGAGTTGGACGGTATGAGTGCCATGCAGTGGGCACGCGAGATCTCCAAACTGCCAGAAGGAGACTTCACTGTGGTGTTCTTTCCTTACTCAAGGAAGAGGGAGATAGCATCGACGGAACTGTTGGTCAAGGAGCACTGCAAGTGGCGCAGGCAGATGCCGGAGGAGCGGATATCCATCGACCCGGACAATCTGCTGCTCTTTACCGACGGGAACGGGGAGCCTCGTATGTGCTACAGGATCCTGATCCGCTATATGGCTTTCTCTCAAGACAACTATATTCTTCATAAGATAAACTGGCTATGAACGACAGTATTGAACTATACGGCAGCGTAGGCAACTACATCCTCGACGGCAACAGCTTCTCGTTCCAGATCGGGGAGGGAGCGCAGCTCTTCGACCGTGCCCCGTCGCCCATGCTTCCAAGCGACCGTGCCCTAGCCTATCACGAGCACCAGTGGCTGGGTATCAACGGGTACCAGGTATGTATGCGCGGTATGAACAACAACCTCATCGACGAGGTGACGGCGGAGATCAAGCACAACCGCCTGCTGCCCCGGCTGTACTCCAAGGAGATCAAGATGCTCTATGGGCACGGTCATGCGTTCTACCGGCAGGTCCTCGACGGTGGAAAGATACGCCGTGAGTATGCGGAACTCCCGCAGGTCAGGGAATGGCTCGACTCGTGGGAGGATCTTGGGCTGGTGTCTGCGGAGGAGTTCTCCAAAACCAATATCAAGAACTTCTACTATTTCGGAGACTTCTTCTGCAAGTGGCGATTCTCACGCGGTAAGCGTATCGGTAGGGGACTGCCGGTCGCCGGTCTTGAGAACCTGGAGAACAAGCACTGTCTCCTTGCTACCACCCGGCAGGATGTCGCCTATGAGCTGATCTCCTACCAGGACTTCCATCATGTCGCTGTCGGCAAGTGGTTCTTCGGTACCGGGGGCTATAAGATATACCCGAAGTTCAATATGAGTGAGGTGGACAGTTATATGTATGCAGCCGTCAGTCATCACCGTGAGAAGTCGGTGGATGAGTTCTATGGTGTCAACGAGACCCATCAGGGCGCACGTCCATATATTCAAGGATCCAACAAGACCGCCCATTACATAAACTCCTTCCTGAAGAACTCACTTGCGGCGAAGGTGCATATCATAGTCCCGAACGCATGGATCTCCAGCAAGCGTGAGCAGATCACAAGACTATGCCAGGAGAACCAGAAGCGTAAGGCAGCCAACAAGGAACTTATCAAGTACAACGGACTGGAGATCGGTACCGAGTACTCCGAGAGTGTCCTGATACAGTACCTCCGCATGGAGCTCCGTAAGGTCGGTGAGTATCTCAGCGGTGAGGGTAACCAGGGAAAGGCATACTCCACCATCTCCTTCATGGACGCACAGGGTCATGAGCAGCAGTGGAAGATTGAGCCCGTCGACCTGAAATACAAGGAGTATATCGACGCGCTGATCTCGTATGACAAGCGTACCGAGCAGGCTCTGCTCTCCAGTGTGGGTCTCGACGCGGCAATCAGCGCTGTCGACAAGGAGGGTGTCGTCTCCAAGTCGGGGTCTGACTCCTACTATAACTATCTGATCTATATCATGTCTCTCACTCCTGAGGACGAAATCTGCGCCCAGCCCCTCAATATGGCAATGCGTGTCAACTTCCCGGATCTGTACAGGCAGGGATATCGTATCGGTTTCTACCGTGAGGTTCCCCAGCGGCAGGAGGATGTCGCACCAAAAGAACGACTTAACAATCAGCAGTCATGAACTATATCACCGCATTATTCAACAACCTGAACGAGATGACGAAGTACGCACCAAGCGTCGACAGCGTCAACTCCCTGTCCGACATGGAGGCTTCCAGCCGGTCAGCCCACAAACGGGTGACCGCCATCATCACCTCCTCTGTATACGATGCCATCGTGAGCTCCGGTGATGAGAGTATGCTCGACGCACTGCGTATGGCGATGGCGAACATGACGCTGCAGGTGCAGCTCACCTTCGACAGTATCAACCGCCGCAAGAACGGGATGGACGTGTACAAGTACGAGTTGGACGGCATGCGCCGCTCTTATATGGAGAACTACTACAACGCCATGGACACCCTGATATCCGCCGTGCTGGATTCCGATGCCGGTGCCGTCAAGAGCGCATGGAACGGCTCCAGGTATGCCACGCTGATAGGAGGCTGTCCCATCAAGAACGCCGACGAGTTCGACTCGGTCTACAATATCGACAACTCTTATCTCTTTTTCTTCCGCACACTTCCCCTTCAGAAGGAGGTAATGGACTCCAGGCTCGGAGTCTATTTCTCCAAGGTGGCAGATCTGGACGGGAGAGAGCGTCTGGAGTCCATGCTGCGTCTTGCCTTGGCTAAGAAGGTGGTGGCTATAGCCTTGCGACGCTTCGATATCCTGGAGTGTCCTGCCACGATCCGTAATCTCTTCGATGAGTCGAAGGCTAGCGGTCAGCGAAAGGACGAGCGTGAGGGTGCTGTGAGCCTTGCCAACCTGCTCGACGGGGAGGTGGAGTCGCTTATCAGTGACATCGACGTGCTGATCAGCGCGGACTCCAATATCGACATAAGCAGTATGAGTGCGTACAACCGTCCTGAGGATAATATAGTAATGATGCCATGAGGGAAGAGGTGCGAATAGCGGCAAGAGGCAAGGAGTACACGGTACCGAACAGCTGGGGCGCACTGACTCCGGACATCTGGCTGTCACTCGTCAGGGAACTGCTCCGGCAGCAACGGGGAGAGACCTCCGTTGGTGAGCTTCGGATCCAACTGCTGTGTGACCTGATGGGCTGGAACAAGCATAAGTTCCGTGACGAGGACGAGATAGCGAACCTGATCGTGCTGTCGGAGCAGTTGACCTTCCTCTTCAAGATTGTATACCCTGACAACAATGCCGCCCTTGACGGGCTTACGGACGACGAGTACCGACAGGCGGTACGTGTGGAGCCGGATCACCTGGATATTCCTCAGGCTTCCTATTTGCGGACACTCGACTACAGGTACCAGATAGACCTGTGCTTCTTCAGGCAGATGCTGCCGGAAGTGAGGATACCCGTCGTCATGGATATTGAGAAAACCTACGAGGGGTACCGTGCTGACCTCCAGATGGGGTCGCTGACCACCAGTCTCACGGCTCTCCAGTATATAGAGGCACGAGAACTGCTGGGGAAAGAGGAATCCCTCCCGCTGCTGGCGTCCATCCTCTACCAGCCGCTTCCATACGACTCCAGCATTGCCCATGCGGCGGCAAAGGAGTTTGAGCGTCTGCCAAAGGAGACGCTTCACGCCATCGCAATGAATTTCGAGGCGGTCAACAACTTCCTGTTTCTGAAGACCAGTTTCTCGCTGCTCACCAAGTTCGAGCCAGGCAAGGCGCACTCAATCACCACCGACATGACAGACGCACTGTATGACCTCTCCAAGGACGGACTCGGCAATGCGTCGGAGGTGGAGCAACTGAACGTGCTGACGTACCTGCGGATACTACGCAAGAAGACGATTGACAGCGTCCGTCAGATGCATGGAATGAAGATGGAGATTGACAAGATAGCCTCCGAGGTGGGGCTTCCCATTGAGATAATCACAAAGATAATATAGTATGATCATACAAGACCTGTTTCTGTATTTCGCCAAGTTTCCCTCTAAGGCGGGAGTAAAGTCGATGGCTACCATGGGCGGATCCGAGATGCCGGAGTACCAGCAACTGATGGGCGCGCTCGACAATCTCCCTGACGAGTCTCTGGTACCAGAGATAAAACACTACGTCTACGGGCAGTCTATAGATGATCTGAAAGGCAGGCTTGACAAACTCATCGGCAGCTGGCTTTACGCTGACTACGGAGAGATCACCGCTCAGGACAATAATGGTTCCCTGGAGGTGGTGCAACGGCTTGCCGTCACTGTAGCCATGCGAGTTCGCACCAATGCAGACATGATCGAACGCATGATAGCCAGCGACCGCACTATCGGAATGCTTACCAAGGTTCAGGCGCACATCATCGCTGACTGTGACTCAGGACAGTTGGAGTGGCTGGCAAGGGGGGAGTTCCGTAAGACGGAGATTGTCCCGTTCGTCGCCTCCGAGCTCAACAGTTACGGCTGGACGCTGCTGCTCGACGCATCGGCTCCGGACGCCCTTGGCACAGCAGCTCTCTCCAGGTCCTTTATGTCTCCATGGAAATAAACTATTTTTGCCATATGAAAAAGAAAATGTACAGATTACCCGTGATGTCGCTCGTCATCGCATTCCCGCTGTCAATCATAGCGGACATTCTGAAGTATGTGTACCAGGACTGGGAGTTCGCCAAGTGGATTGCCGTCGCTGTTGTCATCGATACCATCCTCGGAATCGTCAAGCACCTGGTGCATAAGGACGCCTCCAGTGAGGGGTTCTTCGTCAAGTTCTCAAAGAAGATCCTGGTGTATATCCTGCTGATGATCCTCGCCAACGTACTGACCAACTACACTGTCGGAGGCAGCGTGGTGGGCACCACGCAGTGGATGGGAACCTACCTGTGTACCTACATGATGGTGCGGGAGGCTATCTCCGTCATGGAGAACGCCAACGCCATCGTCCCCATTTTCCCCAAGTCAATCATCAGGAGGTTCAAGGACTTCAACGACAAGGGTGAGTATATAAGAAAGGAGGAGTGATATGGCAAAGGCAGAGATTTTGACTCCGTTCATCCTGAGTTGGGAGGGAGGATTCGCCAATATCCCGGGCGACAGGGGAGGTGCCACTAACAAGGGCGTAACCCTTGCTACCTTCCGCAGTGTCTTTGGCAGCGGTCGGACTGTTGCCGACCTCAAGAGAATGACGGATGATCAATGGGAGTTTATCTTCAGAAAGTATTTCTGGAACCGATGGAAAGCAGACCAGATCCAGAGCCAGCCGATTGCCAACCTGCTGGTCGACTGGATGTGGACTTCAGGATCCTATGGTGTGAAACTTCCGCAGAAGGTGCTGCAGGTGAAGATTGACGGCATCGTGGGTCCGAAGACCCTTGCGGCAGTCAATGATCATCCAGACCAGAGGCAGTTGTTCCATGACCTGTGGGTTGAGCGTGAGGCTTTCTTCAGGAGAATCGGAGTGAAGGAGCAGAGGAAGTTCCTGAACGGATGGCTCAACCGGCTGAGCGGTATCCTGTATGAATGCTTAGTGTGTAACGGAGGTAAGACCATTATGTTATGAGAAGAATTTTATTCGTTATCCCCCTTTTCGCCCTCATGGCGTTATGCGGCTGCAAGACCACCCGCTCCATGGAGGAGCAGTCCGTCAGCATCCGTGACTCCATCCGTATCAAAGACAGCGTCCGTGTTACTGACTCCCTCCGTATCAAGACATCGGTCCGGGACAGTGTGAGCATCCGGGACTCCTTGGTGATCAGACTCGACTCCGATGGTAACGAGAAATCGCGAGAGTCCTGGCATTCGCGTGACACCTACCACTGGCAGTCCGACAGTGTGATGGAACTCAAGTTAATGCTCAAAGAAGCGATTCGGGAGCGTGACGCCGCACTGGCGGTATCGAAGAAACATGAAAAGGCTGTCTTCATAGGTCCCACCCTCAGGGACAAACTGCAGTACTTCCTGAGCGGAGTCTTCTTCATGGTGATTCTGGTCATCATCGCAGTAGTGGCGGCATGGAAAGCAAAGAAAGTTTAGTTGTGTTTTTCATAGTATTTTGTTAGTAGTAATTTTGTAAACAGAGGTTTAGTTTTTTTAGTTATTATTCGGATCAGCCGGCGCAGTGATGCATCGGCTGGTTTTTTCGTTAAATGATATTAATATTAATACTTTTCTTTGCGAAATGTTTGGTAAATAGTATTATTTTTATTACCTTTGCATCGTCAAACAATAAAACACAACAACGATGAGAAGATACAAGGTAATTGAGGTCATCAAGATGCTGGAAGCCGACGGATGGGTGATGATGAAAACCAAAGCCACAGACCACAAGCAGTTCAAGCATCCGACCAAACTAGGAAAGGTGACCATCAGGGGGAAAAACAGCGAGGTATTGAATCAGTTCCTGCTGAACAGTATCTGGAAACAGGCAGGGTGGAAATGACCACCCAGCCTTTATGGGAAGAAAGTATTAATCTTAAAACATTATAATTATGGAGAAAATTATCGTTAATGTCGCATGGGTCGACAAGAATTTCGGGGCTTCCCTGAGTGACAACGTGCCTGGTGCAGTGGTACTTACGGCAGACACCTATGAGAAGCTGCTGCAGGAGGTACCGGAGACGCTGCACTTCCATGTCGAGGGAATGGTGGAGGACGGCGATGACGTTCCCCAGTGGCTCGTCGACGGAGAATATGAGTTTGAGTACCACCTTCAGGACGTGGCGACAGTACTCCGTGCCTATGAGCCTTTTGTCTCGCTGGCAGCCATCAGCCGTGCCTCCGGCATCAACCAGCACCAGTTGAGCCACTATGCCACACGCATGAAGACACCACGCCCTGAGCAGCGCCGCCGCATCGTGGAGGGCATCCATAAAATCGGAAAGCAACTATTGGCTGTTGTGTGAGTTTATTGTTTGACGACACCGGCTTTCAGCAGCCAGCCCCGGTACGTGAGTGTCGGGGCTTTTAGTATCAGTCAAAGTCTGGAAGAAATGTAAATACTAAATAAAATTAGTTGCAAAACGAAAATATTCTTTACGAAGCGCAAATATATTAAAAATAATTTATATCTTTGCATCTGAAAAAAGCAACAATAACAATATCACATTAATGGGCTTGATAAAAGATATCTTCAAATTTAAGCAGTCAATACCAGTTGTTCTGCTTATAATTGGTGTGCCTCTTTTTGTCGCATGCTCATTCGATTGGTTTGGTCTTGAAGGAAATCATCCACACTTGCACGATTTATTAAAAGGATTGTCAAGCGTCATCGTTATGTCTGCATTGGTGTCATTCCTTATTGATTCCGTCGAGTTTATGGGAGTATTCAAGAGAGCACTTGAAGATATCATCTACGATTCAAAGTTCCTGAGAAAACGTAAGGACATCGAAGAAATCTGGGTAAAAGTGTCCAAAGAACTTTTCAAGTCGAAATTCCCCCAGATCAGCACACAACTCATGATGGCTGTCAAGAATTACTATTCGCCAGACGAGAACCTGAAACTAAATTATTATAATGACTACAGAAACGTGTATACTGTAAAATATGACGAGCAGAATCATGATTTTATTCATGTTGAGAGCAAGAGTTCCTATATCCTTAAGGTGGAAGACGAGAAAGAATTTGAGTTTCCAATGAGATATTGGACATGCGTCAATGAGGGAGAACAGGAAACTGTAGAAGCAGCCATGGGTTCTATCACAGTCAATGGAAACAATGTTAATGACATTGGAACTCCAGAAAAAACCTATGAGAAAGGAACTGTATGCTACAATTTCAAATTGAAACTAAAAGGATGTACGGAATATCGGATCCAACAGACCCTTAATCAGAAATACAACCTGAAGGAAGATAATTTCCTTGGATTTCGAGCAAGATGGCTGGTTAATGATATGAGGATCCAGCTGTTCCATCCTGCAGATATGAAGATCCTGTTCGTCAACCGTGCAACGGCTAACGGATTTGAGGTTAACAATGACAGGGAAACGTTCAAGGAATATGAATACAAGGGACTGATATTAAAACATCAAGGATATATTATTATATTAAATAGACCCTAAGAGGCTTTACAATTATGGCAGAAAAGAAAATCAATGGCGATATGGAGGTATAATCCAGGTTCGCCAAAACTACGAGAAAAGACAAGAGTGAAAAATCTTAATTACAAGCCCCACCACCGCTCATGAGGTGGTGGGGCTTCTAAAGAAAAAAAGGAGATAGTTATTATGGCAACAATGACATTGAAAGAAACTCAAGCTGGAACAATGAAGGCAACGATGGAGGACATCCTTCTTTCCATATCGTGGGCAGACCTCTCAAAGACGTACTTCGGCAAGTCGAACTCTTGGCTCTACCATAAGTTAGACGGAGTCGACGGAAACAAGAAGCCGACTGACTTTACTGAGGAAGAGAAGTACACATTGAAAGGTGCACTGATTGACTTGTCGGAGCGAATACGCCGTGCCGCTGACCGCATCCAATAAGCCCCGGTCCTAATTCACCGTATTGAACACCAAGTCGCCGCGTGGGCTGGCGGCGCAACCTTAAAATGAGGGGGAAATGATAAATTTCTCCCTTTTTTTCTTGCTGGTTCCGGGAATTTACAATTAGACACAGTCCCATTTTTCTTTTGCCGAATTGTTAAAAACGCGATTTATAATAAAAAAGTTATGTGTTTGTTTGGTTATATCAAAAATATTATGTACCTTTGTAATGTGATAATTAATAAGAGTATTAACCAAAAGAATTGAAATGATGACAGACAAAGAGTTAGATGACCTCATCGGGAGGAAGGAGCAGGAAATCAGAGACCTCCTCAACCTCCAGAGGCTGATTAGCAAGAGACACTTAGAGAAGGAGATTGACCTCAGGCTGACAGACCTTCACAAACTCTACGAAAAAAGGAAAAAGAAAAGTTGAACCAAGCCCTCCCCCTTCTCAGGGGGGAGGCTTAAAAACAAGAAAGATATGAAAGATACAAAAGCACTGCTTGAGGAGTACCAGTCACTGCTGGGCAATAAGGACAAAGCAAGCCTTGACCGCAAGGAGGAGATAGTACGGCTGCTGGAGTCACAGAAGACACCTGAGACGGAGACAGCCGTCGAGTCGATGATCAACAGGAACCTGCAGCGCATCGACGGGGAGATGCTCTCCATCAAGGCGCAACTGGGAGAGTACTACGACGTGCTGCCCCTGTCATATATCGCCAAGACTTTCTTTGGCAAGAGCCCCGCATGGCTCTACCAGCGCATCAACGGCATCCCCGTGCGTGGTCGTGTCTACTCCCTCAACGAGGAGCAGAAGCGGATTTTCAATACCGCCATGGAGGAACTGGCGAAGTTCTACGGCTCATTTCGTCTGGCTTAATGCTCGCGAATTAATTATCACACCAGCCCCGATTGCATGAGCCTGCATCGGGGCTTTTTTATAGAAAATCAAGGGAAAATGGAAAGAAAACGAAAATTTCTTTCCATTTTCTTTGTTTATACAAAAATTCTTCCTACCTTTGCCATCGCTAAACGTAATAGAGCGGTTTGCTCCGGGGGCGGTGAAAGACGCCCGAGTCATCACTCAGGGCATTTTTTATGCTCATACTTCCGAGACCTGCCAGAGGTCTCACTACACCAATAGCGGTGGCCACCCAGTAGATATAAGTCCTCGGACAAAGTCTATTACGTTTAGCGACAGGGAAGGCTGCCGCTTTCTCTGTCCCATGGGGGAGACGCTCCCTGCCGTGAGGAGGGAGACAGCACTGCATTAAGAACATAGGGTGTGTCGGCACGTCTCCCCCTTTCCCTCAGACATGAATCGGGGGGGCAAAAGGAGACCATAGGCAACGCAAGCGAGCATGTCAGGTGAGTATCGGGTGTGTCTCCTGTCCACCACTGCCCCTTCCCGTTTCCAGATAGTTCCCATGAAGGGAAACGGTGGATTCCCATGGGGGGAACATCGGATTCCCACGGAGGGAACGACGGTTTCCCACGCTGGGAACATCGGATTCCCACGCCGGGAACAAAACGATACAACCGCACAGGGCGGATTCCCTGTATAGCTAAACGTAATAGCAATATGCAGAATGTAATTCAGATCGGGCAGGTGGTTCAGCCCTCAGTGCTTTCCAATGTTGAGAGAACTGTAAAGAACCTGAAAGCTTGGCTTGGTGCCAATAGTCCGTCGTTCTCAGCCCTTGCCGGCGAGGATGTCTCTCGTGCCGATGTGGTGAAGGCTCACCTTTACCTGTTCGTCGTCTTTGTAATCGGTGTTGTCGTCAGTCAGATGGGAGGTGCGTTATGATATTCTGTTGCGATTTCTGGTGGCGGAACAAATACCCCAAGTTTTATGATGGTACCGTTGCCCTGATGAGTGCTGCCAACAGTAAAGCTCTGCTGCAGCCGGAGGACCTGACCAAGTTTGTCTCCTGTCTCAAGGATCAGATAGAGGCTGACAAACCGAAGGGACATGGCGCGCGAATCAATTACAGCCCTTGTGGTCACGATGGTAGAGGGTTCATCTATCTGGAGAGCGGTAAGGATGAGACCGATATCGCCAGGATATACCTGCACAAGGTCGAAAGCGTCATTACCTATGGGGACTTTCGCAACGCCGTGTTGGACGTAAAAAAGATAGGAGGGTGATATGGCATACGTTAAGCTGACACCGGAACTGGAAGATGTTCTCCAGAACCTGTGCGACACCACGACGCTAGGTGTCCACCTCAATACGTTCGACAAGGTAGAGGATCTGCTACTGGACGGTGACTATGACCATGATGAAGACGGACTGGTGCTCTCCTGCATCCGTGACATCAGGGCTCTTGCCCGTGATCTGCAACAGATACAGGATGTGCTGCTGGGACTCCCTGTGGAAAAGTAACAGCAACAAAGGAAAGTCCTCAGCAGACTGCAGGGAAGAAGGTAAGGGGGGGCTGAGAGAGAGTGGCACTGCGTCATGACGATGCGGTGTCCTTTTTCCTTCTGTCCGATATAGCTACCTTCGCACCATGGTAACAGAGTCGCTCATCAGGAAGAAGTTCGTCCACGAGACGATCACGGAGGGAATCAACAAGATATTCTCCGAGCAGCAAAAGATCTTCAGTGCCCGGTTCAACAGTCGCACCGGCAGACTGGAGTCGTTCCTCTCCAACCACAGTTTCTCTCGACAGATCAGCGATGGGCGCTACTCCGTGTTCATCAGCCTCTATGCCCACCTCCGCTTCCTCGACATGCAGTACCGCCGTCAGGACCTGAGTCCCCGCCCCAAGAAGGCTAATATATACAATAAGGTGGTATGGGGCATCCTCTACCGCGAGGTGTTCCCGGAACTCCGCTACGGCTTCACCGACGAGGTCCGCCAGCAACTGCGCGACCAGCTGCAGTCGGCTCTGAATCCGTGAATTTTCGTTACGTCACGAAAAATTTTGTTACGCAATGCAGTTTATTTCAAAAATATTATTTATCTTTGCAGTGTGAAAGAAATAACGAAATATCATCTTAAAATAACACCTACTTATATAACTAAAAAGTTCAATGGCAGACAGGAATTATCAAGATTTCGTGAAAGCCCTTTCAATTAGCGGCGAGAATCGTACGTTCTTAAATTCCGACGAAGATCACGCTTTAGACGTTCTGGTTCGGTTGTTTCAGGTTTCACAGAATGAAGTCCGCATCTTTGCAGGGTGTCTGTGTAAACATGTTGGCAACAGACCAGAATATGTGGTTGCGTTGAGCGAGTTTATAGAACGTGGTGGAAAATTGTATGTTCTTCTGAATAACTTCGATGAAGAATGCGCTAAGACATCAAATCTATACAAAAGGCTTGCATATTACAAGTCGAAGGATATGCCTGTATTCGTGAAAAGTACCACGTCCAAGCCATACAGAACATCTGACCCTGAAAAAAAAGAAGTTCATTTTACCCTTGGTGACGATAAGGCTTACCGCATTGAGACAGATATCGAGAAGAGGACGGCTGAATGTAATTTCAATAATCCAGAGTTGGCAAAGGAAACAGTCGCTTTCTTTGATAGCCTTTTCAATAGGGAAGATGCTAAAGAGATAGACTTATTAAAACTCTTCAACGATGGCGATAAATGATTTTTCTGCTATAATTCAACTTGCAGCAACATTATGCATTGCGTTCGTGACTGTTGAATACGTCAGATCATTTATTGGCGTTCTTTGTGAGAGGTTTTTTAAGTTTCAGGATTTCATAGCAAAGTCTTTTCAGGAGTGCCGTGATATTTTGACAGATAGAGATACATTGGAGCACATAGAGCCAATTGTCATTGAAGGGAAAAGCACTAACCCGGAAATAGAAGAAGTCAAGCGCCAAAACGAAGCATTAAGCAAAGAGATTGAAGAAGAGGAGAAAAGAAAAAACGAAGAGGTAAAGATTTCATGCCAAGTACGAAGTATGTCTTCTTTGTGCTTCTTTTTGTTCTTGATGAGTGTTCTTATATTATTGTTAGGAGGCGTTGAAAAGAAATACTCGGATACTTCTCATTCTTTAGTTACAATTTTGATTGTTTTGAGTATTATATATCTCGTTTACGGCTGGTGTGTGGGGGAAAACGAATATCCTAAAAAGTTCAGAGACTTTTCGTCTTTAAGACACTCTTTTATGGGTTTTGTCGTCATATCACTCCTCTCTGTTATTATAACATGTGCCGTTTTTGTGTGGATGCCGACACTAATATCAACCTTTAATTATGTATGGTGGTTTTCTTTGGTTGTCTTTGTTGTATTTATTTACCTTAATTTCATTGTATTTACATTCAAAATTAAGAATAAGGCAATTGCATTTAAGACAAAGGTAAATGAGTCAAAGACCTCTCTAATAGGGAAATGCCAAGAAGCAGAGAAAAAGGTGGAAGACCTTCGTGGACTATCCCGACTCAATGCAAGACTTCAGTCCGATTAATAATAAATACCGCCCTGGCACAACATCAGGACGGTATTCTTTTAGAACATTAATATCACTTCCCTAAACAGATGGATAAGCTCCAGTATCCTGAACGTTATCCTGAAAATCTTTAATACTTTCATTTTCTTCTATTTATTTTATTATTTTACTCATGATTAAGGTTTTTGTCTGCTCTTGTACCCCCTTTTTCATAAAAAATAAAGTTCTAAGGAAGAGAGTAAATAGATAATGGATTTTTTTTGCTATCCCCACTTATCAAATTCCTTTAGTTTTTGCGCGAAAACGCTAAAAACGTAAAGAATAGGGAGTTATGCACCAAAAATAGGGATTTCCCTTTGGTAGTTTCAAACCAAATCCTTATATTTGCAGTAGAAAAAGAACCTAAAAACGGAGGAGTTATGTGGGTTGGCATTAATTTTATATTGAGTTTGGTCTTGATGCCTTTCTTTCTTAGAAGAAGGGGGATTATTAATGTCTGCAAATTCCTTGTGATCTGTTCGATTCTTACACCTTTATTTGGTATACCTGTATTTAATATGATTAAAGACTAATTGGCGTTTGCCTATTAGTTGTCCTTTCTTACTCAGGTTTTTCTTGCTATGTTTGCACAAAATGGCAAGAAGTTTTTATGTCAAGTTACCAAAAAATCTCAGAAGACGTTATTCGGCAGGTTATTACTGTTGAAGAGAAAGAAGCACTCCAAAAGTACCATAAAGTCCAAAAAGGTATCAAGGACATGCGAGAAGAAGTGGCTGACCTTAAAAAGGATCAGGAGGCCTTGCGCATACAAGGGAAAAAGGGAGGAGAGCAGTGGAAAAAGAACGCAGAGGATATCGCCTCTTTAAACAAACGTATCAAAGAAAGTTCACAAGACCTCACTAATTTGCGAGACAAGTTGAGTATCAACGTAATGACTGTTGCCCAGTTGAGAAAACTGTCCAAAGACCTTACCCGAGAGCTTGAGCATATGTCTGCAGCTGCAAATCCTGAGGAATACTCTAAGCTCAGCCAGAAACTTGCAGATGTTAAAAACCGCATTAAAGACCTTAATATACAATCAGAGTATGTTAGAAGTAGCCTTAAGGAAGCGCAAACTGAGAGTTTTTTGTGGGGAACTGCCATTGTCAAAGTGGGAGAAATGGCACTTTCCGTCATGGGACGGATTGGAGGAGAAATCGCAGAAGTAGTGTCTCGGTCTCTTGAACTTGCCGAATCTGCCGACGGCGTGCAGCATGCCTTCGAGCAAATTGACAATGGTGACCAACTGTTGTCCGGACTCCGGAAAGCCACCAAGGGTACCGTTAATGACCTGGAACTGATGAAGGCGACCATGAAGGCTAGGGACTTCAATATTCCCTTGGAGGATCTTGGCAAGTACCTCTCCTTCGCGCAGTTAAAAGCACAACAGACGGGACAGTCTGTAGATTATATGGTTGACTCCATTGTCACCGGTCTTGGCAGGAAGTCGAAACCAATTCTTGACAACCTGGGTATCTCCGCTGCAGAGATTGACGAGAAGATACAGGAGACAGGTGATTTCGCCAAGGCTGTCGCCCAGATAGTCAATACCCAGCTGGCGGAAGCTGGAGATACTTACGTCTCCGCGGCTGACCGTGCGTTGAAGAGAACCACGGACCTGCAGAATGCCCAGTTGGAGTTAGGCAAGTCTCTCCTCCCCTATAAGGAATGGGCAGAGGAAACGTATGGTGCCGCCATTATACGATTGACGGATCTTATTAAGTGGACTATACAGCATGCCAGCGTGCTGAAGACAGCCGCTGTTGCCATGGCAACTTTCACGGTAGCCGCCATCGCCAACCGTGCGGCGATGCTTCAGAACACTGTCAGCGTCAAGGGGGCTGTGACAGCACTGAAGACATGGATTGCCACGCAGAAAGAGGTACAGTTGCTGATGTCTCCCTTGTCCGCTGCCTTCAACGGGCTGTCGCTGGTATTCTATAGATACACAGGCAATGTAACCAAAGCAAGGGTTGCCCTTGTCGCATTCACCAGGGCAATGAGGATGGTACCATATCTGGCAGTTGCCGCAGCAATCACTGCTGTGGTCTATGCGCTCTACCAGTTCGCGACTCGTGCGAAGGAGACGAGTCCATATCTGGAGGCGGTCGACGCTTCTATGAACCGGCTGAAGACTCGTAGCGAGCAGTTACGGAAACAGATGGTGAGGGATGTCGATGATATGAAGACTTCCGCCAAGAAGTCGTACACGGAGCAGAAGACCAAAGTAGACCTTCTGACGAATACCATCAACGACAATACCAAGTCCATCAAAAAACGCCGGGAGGCTCTTGACGAGATCAAGAAGATAATCCCAGCCTATCATGCACAGCTCACCACCGAGGGGAAACTGATCAACAACAACACCTCCGCTATCAAGGAATACACCAAGAACCTGTATAAGGCTGCGTTGGCTCAGGCTGCGTTAGGAAAGATCAACTCCTATGCGGACAAGATGCTGGATCGTCAGCAATGGCTTGCCGGACGTGAGGAGAACCAGAAATGGGTAAAACAACAGGCTGACTCCTTGGGGTTTGACGTGGAGAACAAGGAAGTGGGAAAAGGAAGCGGTATAGGCGCTAAGTATTGGGTCAAGGACCGGGGCACAAAGGACGGCAACCTGCGGTATATCTCTGAGGAGGAGTACAACCGCCTGGCAAAGGTCAGCGACCTTTACACCTATAACGTGCAGAGCATAAAGGAGCACTCCGAGGTCATGGACGGCTACAGCCGTTCGATCGACAATATCGTAAAGAACGCAGAGAAACTGGGGGCAGACCTGAACAAATCGCTGGGAGGTGACAGTGGCAAAACGAATCCGTCCAAGCCAACAGGCTCCGGTTCTGCCACAAAAGAGGACTCTAAATCCCTGTCGGAGTTTAAACGCCAGCGTCAGAAGGAACTGGATGCTTCCAAAGCAATATACGAGGAGGAACTCGTCGCTCTCAAGAAGTCCCTTGCCGACAAGAAAATCACGAGACAGGAATACGACTCACTTGCATTGGCTTCCGAGATCGCCTATAAAGAGAACGTGCTGAAGGTAGAGCAACGGTACCAGAAGGATTCGGAAAGCCTGCAGATAAAGGATGCCGAGAAGAAAAAAGAAATACAGGCAGATCAGAATCGTAACGTCCAGAAGGCTCTTGACGACTCAAACCAGGCAAGGCTGCAGGCGTACGCCCAGTATCAGAGCCAGATGCAGGCTCTTCGCGACTCCTCCATGTCTGAGGCTGACCGTGAGAAGGCTGACCGTGACGCACAACTTGCGGTCCTTGACGCATACTACAAGGCATCACTCCAGTACGCTGAGGAAAACAAGGAGAATACACTAGCCGTAGACAATGCCTATTTTGCCGCAAGGGAGAAACTGGAGGAGGACTGGAGGAAGAAGGATGAGGAGCGTAAGTTCCGTACCAGATCCTCTGCAGGACTCATAACTGTCCAGGAGGAGCACCTGCACAACATTGCAGAGATTGATGCCAATACGGACCTTTCTCCTGAGGAGAAGAACCGGGCGAAAGAGAACCTTGAGCGCGAGCACCAGCAGCGTCTGCTGCAGATCCGCGAGGAATACGGGCTCGTAGGTCAGCAGGAACTCTTTGACGCTGAGATGGAGCAACTGGCTCTGCAACATGAGCAAGGACTGCTCTCCGAGGAGGAGTACGAAGAGGCGAAGAAGAATATGAGGATGCAGAAGTGGAAGGAGTCGTTCGACTACTACCATGGGCTCTTCAGTAACGCCGTCAGTGCTCTTCAGGATGCGGAGCTCGCCAATGTCGACGCCAAGTACGACGCAGAGATAGAGGCTGCACGCAAGGCTGGCAAGGACACCACCAAGCTTGAGGAGAAGAAAGCCCGTGAGCAGCTGGAGATCCAGAAGAAATACGCTGACATCAACTTCGCCATCAAGGCTTCCCAGATCATAGCCGACACCGCCACGTCCATCATGAAGGCTTACGCTGACCTTGGACCGATAGCGGGAAGCATTGCCGCCGCACTGATGGGCGTGACAGGTTTAGCACAGTTGATGGCTGCCAACGCCGAGCGTCAGAAAGTGAAGCGCATGACCCTGAACGGTGGCAGTTCCTCTTCCTCCACGTCAGCAGAGCGTGTCGCCACGGGTAAGGAGGAGGGCGGATTCCTCGACGTGGAGCGGGAGCAGGACGGCAAGCGGTTCCACGCCAAATACGACCCCAACCGACGCGGCTACGTTGATCATCCAACCGTTATTGTGGGAGAAGGTCCTTCCGGACAGTCGAAGGAGTGGATTGCCAGCAACGCCGCTGTCGAGAATCCGACAGTCCGCCCGGTACTGGATGTTCTGGACCGTGCGCAGCGAGCCGGTACCGTCCGTACCCTTGACCTTAACAAGTTCCTGATCCAACACAGGGGCTTTGCGGGAGGAGGCAGCCTATCCCCCACCTCACTGAAGGTACCCCCGTTGGGACTGGGGATGGACCCTAAGCTGATGGATCGGTTCATCTCCCTGATGGAGAGGATGGAGCGTAACGGCATCCCTGCCCATGTGGGACTCGACGAGATAGACAATCAGAATAAGCTGCTGCAACAGTCACGTAACATCGGAAGCAAATAATGAAGATTACAGACATTGAGACAGGAGAGAACCTGCAATTAATACCAGGCACGAAAATGTCGGTGGAACGAACAAATCCGTTCTTCAATGACTATGGAGAACAGAGTGTCCCTCTTGATATACCTGCGTCTCCCCATAACTGCAAAGTACTCGGACACCCGGAGGCTTTTGGAGTCAGGCGCAAGGCTATCATGAGGAACGCCGTGATCCGGGACGGTGAATACTACGCACAGTGTCGTCAGGCGATACTGTCTGCCACCCGTCATGGGAATATCAGCACCTCTTTCTATATGAGTGACGGCAGTCTGTATTCCCGTATCGGCAACATCAAACTGCGTGATATCTACGGTGACGAGCGTATTGCCGCCGCAGGGTCGACTGTCGCCAGTTGCATCGCCTGGTGCAAGACGCTGGTGAACAACACCGATCCTGACTATACCATATTCCCCGTATTGGTAACAGATGACTCGAATATGGACACAGGGTGGAATTACAAGATCCTGAACAACTACGGATGCAAGGTGACCGTGTATGCTGCTGAGGGAGCCCCCCAGGAGGAGTACGTGAAAAAAGTAGCTCCGCTGTTGCTGTACTCCGGGCAGACTCCTATCTTCGAGAATGAAGAGGACACTATGGAGTACGTGGACGGAATGCCCGTCAACCTGAAGCCAGGATACTATATCACCCCCTTTGTCCGTGCCATACGTGTCCTTAAGGATGTCTTCTCTCATTTCGGATATACACTTCAGGAAAACTTCTTTACCCAGACGGAGCCTTTCTCGAAGATGGCGATCATCAACAACTGCATCGATACAATTGTGAACGGCTACATCCTGAAGGCAGACCTGGTACCAGACGTTTCGTGCAAGGATTTTCTTGCCGTGTTCCGCAAGAAATTCTGCTGTGAGTTCGTCTCCGACGAGAGGAACATGACCGTCAGTGTAGTCTTCCTGAAAGACATCCTCAATCAAGCTCCGTCGACAGATCTGACGAACAACATGACTGCAGAGCCGACTTTCTCGTTCAAGTCGCAGAAAGATTTCAAACGCATTAAACTCGCCTCAGAGCATAAGGTCGACCAGGAATCCTCAGACAGTTTCGACACCATCAAGGATTTGCTTGCAAGTCACGAGACGGCGGTTTTCTGCAAAGTCGACGGCGCTTTCTATAAAAGCGGATGGAAAGGCTTTATGCCCGTTGAGACGAAAGTGGCTGAGAGTTCCATGGACTATGACAGTGGTGGCGAGGAGGAGCCGCTGGAAGTCAGAGTTCCTGACCTGCAGCCGGAATACCGCATGCTTCGTCATGTCTATGACCCGGGAGACGGACAGGAGAACTTCGAGTTTAACCTCGGTCCTTATATATATATCGGTGATTATACCGCCAGGCACAGCAAGTTGAAAGGAACAAACGTTTCTTCCGACGAAGAAACCTCGACCGACGACAATACGGGCGCCCCTGTCAGTCCTTGCACTCTCGCTTTCACGCATGGCGGAGAGAATATTGCAGGCACTGCTGGAAGCGTATCATCTTATAACCTCTATACCTTCGGAACCGGCATCCACGCCTATGGGTCATACATGAACGACAGAGGATTCAAGAGGATATTCGACTATTCGCTATTCTACTGGGGGGACGACGGCATATTCGAGAAATTCTACCGTCCAATGGATCTGCTTCGACGTAACACGCTTAACGAGGTGAAAGTCAACTTGCTGCTTTCCATGCATGAGAAGATGAACATCCCTGCCTGCGAGAAAGTGTGCATCAGGGGGGAGGAGTTTCTTCTTAACAAACTGAAATTCACACTCGGGGAAAAGAATGATCCGCAGGAGACTAGTATGTTGACGTTGTCTGTTCCTGACTCTCCCTCTGTTGCTCCGACTATCACCGAGACTCTTCCAATGATGACAACCGAGTATAAATGGATAACACGGGGGGAAGAGAGTGACGTGACATGGATTGGCTATCCTGAAGAAAACTCTCCGTATCATGGAGACGGGGAATTCCATTCCACCGTATATCCGCCACTTCCTTGTGCGGATTTAGTTGGACAGACCTTCGGTGAGCAGACTGCCTATACTTATGTCGGAAGAGTAGAATGGTATCTTTATAAACACCTTTATCGCGCCCGTAAGGTATGGCTTGAGTGTGTTCATGCATGACCTGTCCTTTCCTTCTTTGGCGTAATACTGTAAATTTGCACAAAACAAGCATCTATGTATATTAAGATTTATCCGGACAGCCTAAGCCTTGTTGGCAATATGAACCACCTCTTGGTCGAGTCCACAGAGGATGTGTCGTTCTCTATCAAGGTGGAAGGATTATCCTCGGACCTCGTCGAGAGGGTGTATTCTCCTAACAGCAACCATCTGTTGGAGATAAATCTCTATGATATCGTATTCCCGGCACTGTCATTTTCCTTACAGAACGTCTCAGAGCCTTATCGGCAGGCTGATATTGTCAAGACTTTCGTTATCACCCTGAAGGGTGTCACCAGCAGGGAGACGAAAACGAAGACTTTTACTGTCGTCCGTGGCGGTGTTGACCGGCTGGCAGATACGGCGGAGAACTTCCTTCTGCAGAACTTCCTGACATGGCAGCCGAATATCAAGCCCGTGACTTACTACACACCGGAGTTCCTGACCTACTATGCTGCCGTCGCCTCCAAGGTGAAATGCAAGGCTCGTGTAGATGGCAATGATGTTACCGTCACCTTGGCTAGCATCCCAGCGGGTCAGGCATGGACCATTCCTGTACAGTACGCAATCATTGCCGGAAAGGTTAACGGGCTCCCCTCGTATTATGACGTTTGGGTTGAGGATGCGGGAGGTCAACGTCTGACGTATATCCAGCGTTACTTCGCCCAGGACATGAAATCCGAGAACGAGCAGTGGATACTGTTCGAGAACTCACTTGGCGGCATCGACACCTTCCGTGCTTACGGAAGTACAGACATGGAGGCATCCCACAGTCATAACGTCGCAGAAATAGAGGAGATGTCGTCCGAGTACCGTGTGGACACTGAGCGAAAGTTCAAAAAGAATACGGGCAGACTTGACCGGAAAGAACGTCTGTGGCTGCTTGATTTCTTCCCGAGCCTGGCAAAATACTTGTACGTAGGAGATTACCTGCGACAGATTGTCGTCACGGACAGTGATGTCAATTATAAGGCTTCAGAACTTCCGTCCCAGTATAATTTCACATATAGGTACGCAGATGCCAAACCATACTTGAACATCCCCAGGACAGACGCACCTCTTGAAATCCTTGATATCGACATACCTGAGGTCGGGTCTTTTACGGTCGCCCCACGCTTAGTTGAGTTCCCGAGAATTCAGCTAAGTAGTGGGGCATTGTTTCCTGTTCAGGATCCATACAGCAGCTCATGGGCTGCCACCACCCTTGGTGCGATAGCACAGTTCTTTATCCAGTATATAATAGGATCGTACTCTGGAGGCGGAGGAATAGGACATTCGCATTCCAATCTTGATTTTTTAGAGAATCTCTCTTGGGGTAATATTCTCAGGAAAGACAGGGATGATACCGCTGCGGGGGTCATCACATTCCTGAAGGGGATTGTCGCCAAGGCAAAAAGCTATTTCAAGGGTATTGAGAACGATGGCGATATCTCCAATACCGGAACCATATCCACCAAGAATATCGTTGTCACAGGCAAGGCTACCTTTATGTCCGTTGAGATAGAGGAGGTTAAGGCTGCCGGTGGCATGATAGTAGAGAGCCCTGGTCGCTTCCGTATCGACAGGGTTGAGACAACCAACAGACCGCGGGCTGTGTTCAACAATGTCACAGGTAAGTATGACGGAGTCCTGCGGTGTTACCAGCTGGCTAAGGACGGGCGTGACCGTATGGTTTTCAACGAGATACGCCCCGGTGACCAGCTGCTGTGCCTGACATTCAATGTTGATCCTGACAATACCGAAAGTGCGACCACCAACCGCTATTACTGGCGCAGGGTACTTGCCGTCAGCTCGGAGACGGTGTTGTTGACGGAGGAGGACGGCAGCAGCAACCCGTACCACTGGGTGGATGTGTCGCTTGAAGACTACGACGGATCCTTCCAGATGACAGACGGTGCGCTTGAGCCTGTTGGTGACGGGGGCATTGTCAAGGCGGACGTTCCGGAAGCCGGCGACGAGACAGTCGTATTAGGACACAACTGGGGTGTCGAGACCGACACAGACCGCCAAGGGGCATGGGTGTCCTCCGCATACAAGGGCAATGATCCGCAACTCGCCAGTCACGCCCCCTATAAGGCGCAGTACTGGGGAATCGACGACTACGACCTGTCCAGTCATCTGAAGACCTACTTCGCCCGTGGGGATAACCGTGTCGTCGGTACCATGGAGATGACAGCAGACTCCACCCTGGGGGGCGAGAAGATGTCCGATACCCTCAGAGGTCTGAGAAACCAGATCAACTCCGTCAAGAGCCAGACGGACAAACAGGTGGTCATCTGGCTGGGGGAGGGCGTGCCTACGACAGAGAGTGATCCTGCGTGTGACTGGCAGGACGAGTCCACAAGGGCGTTGCACGAGCACGACCTTTATTATAATAAGAGTCAGGCAACCGCTGACGGCAGCGGTCGTGCCTGGTCATGGGAGCAGGAAGACGGTGCGTGGACATGGAAGGAGATTACCGACAGGGACGTGCTCCGATCCTTGGAGGCTGCCGCACAGGCTCAGGAGTCCGCCGATGCAGCTCAGGAGTCCGCCGATGCAGCTCAGGAGTCCGCTGATGCAGCTCAGGAGTCCGCTGACGAGAAGTGCAGGACGTTCGTCATCGCTGAGCCTAACGTCCTGCCCACTCCTCCCTATAAGGTGGGTGACCTTTGGATGAACGCCTCCTATGCCGCAAAAGTTGATGATGTCGATTACAGTTATGACAACGACTTACTCCGTTGTGTAGTGGCGAGGGAGGTAAACAGCCAGCCAGCAATCACCGACTGGGCACCGGCACATAAGGCAACCAGTTCAGAGCTGAAGACACTCGATGACAAGATCTTGGCAAGGGTGACCGCGGAGGATTTCAACCGGTTCCGCTACGAGTCCGGACTTGTGATTACCGACAGCAACGGTCTGTTGTACTCGCTCTCGAAAGACGGGGAGGGACATGAGGTGAGAAGTGAGATCTCCACCTATGTCAGACAGGAGACTGTCGACGGCAAGACGTATATCAAAAGCGGGATATCACTGCGAGCCGACCAGATAGACTTCATCGGCAAAACCGTCATCAATGGAAAATTTGTCGTTGACAGTGACGGAAACGTCACCATGGACCACTTCACGGCGACTAATGCCAAGATTACGGGAGAAATCAATGCGGTGTATGGTACTTTTGAGCAAGGGCTTATAAGTTCAAACAAGACAGTGGCTCTCTGTGACACTCCTAGAGGCTCCTATAACTGGCGGGGACTCGCTGTCGGCTATGATGTCTCGGGAGCCGGGGAGCGGGATTTGGTTAATATAGGGGCTCGCTTTCCCGGGACATACGAGGAAGGTGCTTATGGTAGGATTGCAATATCCAGCAAGGCGGCACTCCACGTACCGATAATTGAGCTGTCCGGTCTGGACGGCAGTGTCAGTTCTCTGATTGTTAGGACAAATACCGCCTATTGTAAGGGCTTCGTTCCAGGATTCACAGAAACATTTTATGATTTGGAGCTTACCAAGACACATTTCTTTGTCAGGGTGCTTGGATCTGGAAAGACAATCACATTACCCTCTTCGGCTGACAACGGACAGATGTATATAATAGTCCCGCACAACGGATGCACGCTTAAGGTCAGTGACAATAGCGGACACACAATGGTCACACCAGCCAGCACAATTGTATCCGCCTTGTCTATCAGTGGTGCAAAATACCACTTTGCGACCTTTGACGGGGATAGAAAGGAGTGGATGTTGACTTGGAATTCATAACAATTAAATAATTATGGCTAGAATTGACTTTTCGAAAATTACAATCCTCGATATCGAGGGCAGGGAGGTGAAGAAGGATATCTCCAAGGATCTAGGCAATATACTCTATTACACGGCACGTGACATTGCCGCGAGTGAGCTTGGTAAGAGAATTTACTATGATAAGGAGATTGAGGTGGATGCGAAGTCCGCGACAATCTTACGCAAGACCGTAGGGGAGAACTTCTCCCTGGTCGTGACCACAGCACTGGATCCTGTCCTGGACGAGATTATCAGAGGAGGCGTTTGATGGCAGCAATCCCGCATATCAAACTGACTATCCGCAGGTCCGAGCTTGACGGCGGAGGCATGTACCGCACGGCAACAGTGAGGAATGTCGAGCTGTCAGGCATTGCGGAGAGTGCCAAGAAATATGTCCCGGATATCATCATGCACGCCCTGTCCCTGGCTCCTGGTGTCGAGGTAGGCGGCAATAACGGTTTCACTTATATATTCCCATTCAAATTATCGTGACATGGCAATTAGAAAACTTGGTTTCCCTGAGAAAATGACAGGCGACGAACTGTCTGCTGACGAGTTTAACCAGATACCTGCAAAGGTGGATGAGTTGATTGACGCTCTCAATGAGAAAGTGGGCGATATCCGCTTTGAGGGCGGGCAGCTGGTGTTATATGACTCTCCTGGCGGCAACCGCATCGGAGCAGTCAGCCTGTCCGGCATAGTATACGCCATCACTCTTACCTCCGACCTGCAGCCAGTGTTCTATATACTGACATCCGAGGAGACCAGGTTTATCAGCGTGACACCTTCCACGCAGAGCGGTACCATTGGTGGTTCCATGTCCGACTTCATTGAGGACTATGACTATACGATCAGCGTAGACAACGGCGGAGGTGCGTTCCGTGACGTGGTCAGCGGGCTATGTCGCTCGGGCGCACAGATCAGGGAGAATATACGATCGTACGTCTCTGTCGGCTCCAACCGCCTGCGCCTTACGGTCACGGGGCGTGAGTCAGGACAGGTGAAGACACAGATATACACGGTCAACGTAACCACGCTTACCCTGTCCTGCCGTTTCTCATGGTGGCGACCGTTCGTCGAGGGACAACCGTTTGCCATCGACGGCATCTATTTTGGCGGTAATCTGCAAAAAACGTTGTATGTCTCAATAGATGACGATGAGCAGCAGACCTATACTGCGACTTTCGGTTCCGGTACGTCCTACAGTTCCACGGCATACTCGTTCGACATGTCTGCAAGGTTTCCAACTGGCGGTACCGGCGTGCATAAGCTGGAGTTATGGATGGCTGGTGACGGTGTGGAGACCGCCCACTATATATATAATATCATGTGCGTATCTGCAGCCGATGTCAACAGCGTGTCTCTGGTGTGCGTGAACTCGATAGCCGGCAAGGCTGTGAACTTCACCACACAGCAGCTCTTCGAGTATGCGACCTATAACGCCACCGCCGTACAATTCGACATCTCTGTAACCGACGGCAATACCATATGGAGTGTGGCTGAAGGTCAGCGGATATCTGTCCAGACACAGACCCGCCAGCAGTACACCGCAGCTCTGGAGGTGGATACCGAGATTCTGGACGGTCTGGTGCTTACCGCCACAGCCTCCGTGGGTGAGGATGAGGGTGAGAGACAGTCGGTGGATATCGCACTAGATAACTCCAACAGCTATGCAGCCACGGCAGGGGCGACGTTCTACATGAACGCCGCTAACAGGTCCAACGGCTCTGCCGACCGTGAGGAGGTAATCAATATTGCACCGGATGCTCAGACTGCATCCTATGCCGCACAGTGGCAGGATTTCGCATGGTCTGTTGACGGATGGAATCAGGATGCCGACGGCAACAAATGCCTCGCAGTGCTGGCGGGATGCCGAGTCAGGGTACCCGGTCTGCGTCCGCTCGCCACAACAGCGACAGGCTCGCTGACTCTGGAACTCAAGGTGAGGATGGCGAATGTCGCGGACTATGACACGCCCATCCTGTCATTCATGTCTACGGATGAGTACAGTGAGGGCACCACCAGCGGTGTGATACTCTTCCCGACCAAGATCCTGGTACTCAGCAGTACGGAGCGTGAGGTCACGCCACAGAGTGTCAACCTCTCGGAGGACAGCATCCTCCACATCGTGATTGTGCTTCAGCGTCAGGTTGCCGGCACAGGGCGTAACCTCTGCCGCATCTACATCAATGGTATACAAAACGCTGTCTTCGAGTATGCCGGTAATGCCAGCTTCGGGAATGGGTCGCTGGTAATGGGGCAGGACTCCTCCGATCTCTACCTGTATATGATGCGCTGGTATGTCGGTCGTGCCCTCGAACACCGTGACGTTCTGGCGAACTTCCTTAACACCATCAAGGACGGTGCCGTCTATAACCGCAACGGGGTGCGTGCCGACAATGATATCATGGACGGCGGCAGCATCAGCTACGACCTGTGCCGAGCCGCGGGTTATAACTGCATGATTATTGAAACGGAGAATGACGTGCCGCTTCCCAGTCTGGAGTATACCACAGGTGCTAAGACAACCCTTACCATGGAGTACAACGACCATCCGGAGTGGAACTTCTCGGTGGAGAACGCTCCCATCGGAGGTCAGGGTACCACCTCTATGCGGTACTACCGCTGGAACTTCCGTTGGAAGATGAAAAAAGACTGTGTATGGCACTATGCTGACGGTACCGTGGAGACGGGGAAGGGCGGTTATATCGCCGGACGGAGCCATCCAAAGGCGGAGAAGGTCACAGCAAAGAAAAACTATGCGTCCAGCCAGCAGGGACACAAGATGGGAGCGACGGCAATGTATGATGAGCTGTATGAGCAGCTGGGGCTGAAAGCTGCCTCACTTCCTGCCACGGAGGACCGTGTGGCTGTCTATCAGCATCCGGCAATGGGCTTCCAGAAGCACCCCGACGGCAGCTATACGTTCATAGGTCTTTATACTATAGGTCCTGACAAGGGCGACAAGAGCACGTTCGGATATGACACCAAGGCTTATCCGTCACTGCTGTCACTGGAGGGACCCAACCATGCGCCTCTGGGTACCCGTTTCCTGCATCCGTGGACGGAGGACGTGGACTATGACCCGGCACAGGAGACGATGACCTTCGGAGGGGAGGAGGCATGGGATGTCGATGTCTGCCCGTACGAGACGGACGGTACCAGCGACGACTGGGTGCCGGAAAACAAGCAGCAGATCCTCTCTTTGCTGGAGCGTGAGTGGAAGCCGGCTTACGATATCGTCTATTATTGCAGCCCGTTCCTCCGGTCACTGGAGGAGGTCGGTATGACGCTGGAGCAGCTGAATGCCAGTCCCGATACCTTCCGTAACCGTATGGATATTCTGGGCAACAGAAAGAATGAGGTACTGCAGTTCTATGACGCATCCTATAACCTGATATACTACCGCACGAAGACCAAGCGGTATGAGATTCTCCAGTCGCACGATATGCTGGAGTATCTGTCAGACTACCTTACAACTCAGACACCTGACACGTCACAGCTGGTGCTGGCACGCGCCGCCAAGTTCCGGGCGGAGGCAGGTAACTACTGGAGTATTGACGATGCCTGTTACCATGACTGTTACTGTGAGCTGACAGGAGCCTCAGATAATCACGCCAAGAACTCCTATCCCTTCAAGTTCAAGACTCTGGCGGAGGGCGGTCGCTGGGCATGGCGGCAGGACGACCTTGACACCATCATGGCGACCGACAATAACGGTCAGTCCACCAAGTCGTACTCCATCGAGATTGGTGACGTGACCTCTGACGGCACTGATATCTACCAGGGGTCAAGCTCCATATTCTGGACGCTCCTCGGCGGGGTGTTCCTGTCGGAGAAACGCCAGATGATGACGCGCATGGTGAACGGACTGGTATCCATGGCACAGCGACTGGGCATCAGCGGTGCCTATGTCCATGAGTCGGTCTTCAATATGTTCGCATGGTACTTCTGGGATCATTCAGCACGCTATTTCCCGGCGACGGCATATAACGAGGATGCGGCATGGTCGTATATCACCCCGTGGCGTATTGACGCTGCCAGGACATATAATAACGTCTATCCGCTCACCCAGGCCCTGGGAGACCAGCTGCAGGCAGAGCAACTGTGGGTGATGCGACGGATTGTATATGTGTTCTCCCTGTACCGTATAGCCGGGTTCACGGGATCCGGTGAGGACGGATACGGTCGTATAGAGTTCACGCCAGCCGAGACGTTCACCTTCAGGGTACGTCCCGCAATAGACATGTACCCTAGCGGTAACCGGGGCGGAGGTAATGATATCCAAGGCGGACGCACCAGGGCTGGAGAGGAGTGTGAGATCACTGCGACATCCGACGGCTCGACCACCTTCTACCTCAAGGCACTCGACTGGCTTGTGTCCATGGGAGACCTCTGTGGACTCGTATTGACCAACCGAGGCGGTGACGCTTCTGTCGGTGCCTCCTTCTCTGTCAGCGGCAAGAGGCTAAGGGAACTGAAGGTGGGCGATGAGGATCCTGCCAAAGTGCGGTTCAATGCGGGCAGCCTTGCGGTCAGCGGTGACGCTATAGAGGTTGTGGATGCCCGTAACGTAACTTCCCTCAGAAGTAATGTGTCCCTGCTTAGCTGTCCCCGTCTGAAAAGGGCTTTGTTCAGTGGTACCAACGTACCGACGCTATATATACCGAGAGGTGCCAAGATTACTGAGGTTGAGTTCCCGAGCGGTCTGCAGACTCTGTTCCTGCACACACTCCCGTTGCTGCAGGAGAGCGGAATGGTGATTCCCGATGCGGCACTGCAGACAATCACGGGTCTTTATTATTACCAGTGCCCGGGTATCTCACCCTTTGGAATACTCCGGAGGATATACCAGACTGAGGGTAACAGACTGCAGTTCCTTACAATGATCTGGACGGACGAGATTGACGGCACGTCAGAGGATCTGGACATGCTTGCCGTGTTCGCAGGCAAGTCCTATGACACAGAGGCGGGCGAGGGCTATGGCTGTGTGGAGTACGATGCGGACACCAACCTGCTGTCCAACTCAAGCCGCCATCCAGACCTGCAGGGTGTCATCAATATCGCAGGCTCAGCCTATGAGGACAGCGTCAACTCCCTCCGGGAGTACTTCGGATCTGCATTGACTTTGAATATTATGGGTGCCTATTATGTAAGGTTCGCAGATCCTGTCTGGGGCGCGTATGCAGCGGCAAGATGGGGAGACGGCACCGGGACAACTAAGGCACAGATGATAAGCGTGAAATCATTGTCCAGCTCCGACAGGAATGTCTCGTGTGACGTAATGGATGTTAGGTGGTGCGTCATTAGTGATGGATGCGGTTTCTACCCCAAAAAGCGCTCGTCCCCGTCGCTTCTTTTCGGGAAGACTAAACGTGTTCTTCTCTCTCAGAGTGACGGAGATTCACTTAGGGAAGAGTATGACAGGGTAATTGGATACAGTACCGACTATCTTTATATTTATGGCTGGAACTATAATCACTTAAACATTAACGTACTGGCGTTTCGGAAAGTAACAACGTTGGCTGAGGATGGTGGAGGCGGCACTGAGGTGTTCCGTGGAACGAAATTAACAATTGGAAAACTATATATTGGTAATACTGTACCCCCACCGGTGGTGAGTGATATACGTAAAGTCGCACAAATATACGTACCTCAAGACAGTGTCACCGCTTATCAGGACGCTAGTATATGGAACACCGTGGCAGACAGAATAGTAGGTTATGACTTTATCGGAGATCCTGATGGCATATTCACTTTGATTGACGCAGTCTGGAATATTGATGGGACTATGAAGGAATAAAAAAGTGCTGCAAGAAGCACAACATGAATCCTAATAGTATCGTGTGTCTGTTGTTATCTCCGCCTCTTTAATTCTCTCCCTCATCCACCCGATGTAGGACTCCCTGCTTCTGACCCTCACATGCCGTGGGTTTTCCGTCAGCCTATTCAGATCACCAACCTTGCGTGTGTAATAGTGATTGTCTACCTGCACTTGTATAAGTGCGTTTCGTCCCTCCAGGGCTTCAGCCATGACATTGATCAGTTTTTGAATGTTCATATATATCAGTTTTGTAGGATTGCAGGACGGTAGGGTGAGGATCTAGAGCACTCCTTGGTAATTAACGAGAAGATCATTGGCTTCCTGGATATCTTTCGGTGTGTATATGTCTGTAATAAGGATAGAAGAATGCCTCGCCTGATCTCTTACGGACAAGATATCGGTATTAGCCTTCAACATATTGGTTATTCCTGTATCTTTCAATGAATAGAATTTATATTGAGGAGGGAAGCCAAGTTCCTTCCTGCAGCGTAAATTCCAGTAGTCCCTGAAGGCTTTCTCGCTCCTGTATTTTTCTCCTGGAACAAAGTCGTCGCTAAAAAGGTAATAGTTCCCGGGATATCTGAAGATGTCGTTTTCTATCATCAGTTTCATCACGTGATCTGGAATCGTTACCGTCGCGTCGCATCTGTTCTTTGTGCTGTTTCCGTGAAGCTCGAGGGTTTTTCTCTTGACTGAGATGTCCCCTATCCTTATGTAACTCATCTCATGGGGACGAACGAACATGTAATGGAGTATGTAGCAGGCAAGAAGGTAATGTTTGTTTTTCTGAAGAAGATAATCCCGCAAAGCCGCCAGAACTCCGTCAGGAATCACAGACCGATCCTTTCGACCGCCTCGGATCTTTATACCCGCAAAACTCTCCGACGGATCTCTTGGAACATATCCTCTTTCGGTTAGGTAGTGACAAAAGGATTTGATCCAGGTTAGATAGTTGTTTCTGGTGCGTATTGTATTGTTTCTCTCGACCAAGACATAATCCAGAAAGTCAGATATCACGTACCTGTCGAACTGATAAGTGTAAAAGACGTTCACGTTCTTTTCCTCTTTCCATTCTATCAGCATTCTCAGACGACTAGTGTATGAAGCGTAAGTCTCTGCCCGAAGATTGTCCTCCCTCAAGAGCTTCATAAGGTAATCCCTGTACTTGTCACATACCTCGAGGAATGAGGAGTACTCAGTTGGTCTCATCTCCTCCACCCAGGGATTCCACCCTCGCATGAGTTTCTCCGTCAGCCTTCTGATAAGATCCTCTCCGTACTTACGCTGTTCTCTCTTTCCTTTTACATGACCTAGCATGAATTTCTTCGTTCTGAACTCTCCTCTGGACGGGTCAAAGGCGACCAGAGACACGTAACACTCTGATTTCTGATGAAACACTGGCTGTTTCCAGCCTACAATCTCTTCAATTGCGCTCTCACGCGAAGTTTTGACATAATTTTTTTTAGTCAT